TAATACCGAAAGCATATGGAAGATGTACTGCTGAAGAATATCTTTTCATAGATCCTGCATCCGGATAAAACATCATAAGATTATCACTAGCAATCTTCTTGACAGTATCTTCAATCATTCGATTCGGTGACTCCACATGTACTTTATTAAATAATGCGGCAGATACATCAGAATGCGGATCTAAAACTTCTACTTTTCCAAAATGTAATGAATTAATAGTCTGAGCAAAATATTTTAAAGTAAATAATTCGTTCTCATGCTTGACTCGATCCATACGTGCATCTGGGATATAAGGCATATATAAATTAGGCACTACTCTATGATCCCAACAATATCTAGTAATATATTCAACTGCTGTTAATTCTTCCATTGATTCAAAGAACCATTCAATATTATCTCTACACCATCCTCCAATAGGAGGAATATTCTTAAATAAGAATGTTCCATCCGGATATTTATCAAGTTTGATTTCTACGCCGTTTAATTTAATCATTCCAAATCTCCTTATAATCTATTTCTCGCTGCTCAATGATGTTATCTCTTGTAAAAACAATCTCAAAATCTGAAATCTGTTTCGTTCCAATAAGCTGAAATTCATAAACTTTATATCCAAGTTCCTTCAGTTCAAGAACATCAGTAAGGCTGAACCAGTGTTTTAATGTTTTCTTTGATGGGGCTGCTGAGAACCACTGTTTTCCACCTTCTCTGTACAATTCATTATCTTCCATCGGTAAGCTTCTACTTAATCCTTCTGAGAGCTGGTCAAATACAGGATTCCATGTTCCATCAAAATTCCGCCACAGTCCATGTTTTTCAGCCTGATCTTCTACTCTATATCCAAAAATCATTTTATTCTCCTACTACATTAATCTGGCAACTTTTCATTACTTCTAAAGCTGCTTTATGTCTCTCAGGTGTAGTCCCGGCACAGCATGACGCATCAACTGTAATCTCTATATCCGGATAATGTGTTTTTAATACCAATGCATTAGTTACTACACAGATATCTGTGCATACACCAATAATTTCAACATCATAACAACATATCCAATGGCTTATATTCCATCTATATCCAAAAGTACTTTTAGGATAAATTTTTTCCATTGTTGAAAGCTCAACATTTAATTCTGAAATAATTTCATAGCCAGAAGTTCCTACGATGCAATGTGACACTGGAAGTTTTTTGCCTTCTGATGTTTCCAAATAATCATCGTAATGAGTATCAGTTGTAAAAATAATTGCATCATCTCTTGATCTATATTCTTCCACTTTTTTCACTATATTCGGTACAACTGCCTGCGCTTCCGGTGTACCAAGTGAACCAGTTACAAAATCATTCTGCACATCAATAACAATTAAAATTTTCTTTTTATTTTCCACAAGTACTACCTCCAACAGTCATTCTCCCGAATGGATACTCTACAACTCTATAGCTACAAAGAATCTCCATTTCTTTAACAACGTCTCCTTTACACATCTCTAATAAGACACCAACTTCTTCTGCTACTTTTTTAATTTCAACTTTTTTCTCTTCTGCTGAACTTAAAGTAATAGTTCTCATTCCTTTGGTATAATCAGAAGTCATATCATAAATATTATTTGGTATTTCAACTTTAAACCCGGCATCTTTTAGATCATTCATATGTAAAATTAAATCATGAGTATACTCATCTTCTGCAAGCAATTCCATTAATTTAATTTCAGCTTCCTTATCAATCTTTTCAATACTTCTTTTCTCCCAAAGTTCTATAATTGACATATCATTTTCCTTTCTTGTAAAATTATCTAGCTCATTTTCTTTAAAATAAAAATCTCCTTCTTCTGATTTTTCGTTGTAATAACTAGAGATATGTATTCTTATATTGTTAGAATAAACTGTTTTTACAATACCTGTAGCGCCTGTAATATCATATTGTTTATATTTTTTAGGCACTATTATTACTTGTACTATATCTCCTACTTGAAACATTTTTAACTCCTTTCTATTTATTAATCCACCCAGAGAGACTCGAACTCTCACGCTATTAAGCATTAGAACCTAAATCTAACGTGTCTGCCAATTCCACCATGGGTGGGTACAACTGGCAGTTCAACTGCCAATTGTTAATAATGAAAGCGACTATTATATTTACTTATTCACTACTTACCAGCCTTGTACAAACTAAGAGCCAAGTATAATCATGCTCATAAACTTTTACCAAGGATTTGATAAATCTTTATTCTTTATGCTTTATTCTTTAATCTTTAAACTGGGATAAACTTTGAATTTTGAATTTTAAGATTTGAGTTTTAATCTTTGAACTTTACAGTACTATGGCTATCTGCCTCATCCAATAATATAATATATTAAGCTTACAGGTCCTATACGACCACGTAATCCTAATCCATTTTGTATTTTATACTATTATCTACTGTATAAGTAATGCTGTGGTTTCTTTATTGTTTTATATATGTCTAACCCAGCTAAAAAGACATATAGATTATAGTTTAAAGTTTTCGATAAGCAGTGAATATATCTTAGTATGTAATTTCTATTTCTGTCAGAGAATTACTTACTGAAAGTGCCGCATCTACTTCAGCAGTGAACTCTGCAATTTCTGTTTCTAAATCCTCCATTTCTTTAAGAACACCAATTGGATCAACAAGTTCCATTGTCTGAGCTTCTATATAGGCTTCTCTAGTTTTTGTAAACTCTTCAGTAGAGGTTTTACCTTCTTTGCTACCATAGAGCCCTACAACATAATTTTCAGCTTTATCTTCCAATTTACCATTCTCAGTTATGATCTGAGCCATAGCAGCATCATACTGTTTTTTAATTTTCTGTTTTAAAAGTTTCTTGAAGTCCATTCCATGATTTTTCATTTCAATAGCTTCAGCTACTGTATACTCTTTATCAGCAACAGTGACTTTAGTTACTGCATTTGAAAGAACTACAGCTCTTTTAATAACTTCTCTTCTCTTGATTAAATCAGTTGCTTTATCATAAGAAGATTTCATAACCCCTGTGTAAACTTTGATATCTACACCTTTGACTTTTGTGTTAGAATGCTTATTTGAAATACAAGCTTCTACACTGTTAATTGCTTTTACAATACGATCATCTAAGATCTTCAGTTCCGCTAATGCTTTGTGTACATTCATTTTTTCTGTTGTCATGATAAATACCTCCTGAATTTTAAATTTTAATAGTTACTATTTTCTTTTGTTCAACAGTAAACGCTACTTTACTGCCAGTTCTCTTATGAACTTCTTATCATTCATTTCTGATAAGATCATCCCTCATAACTGATGAATCAGTTGCTTTCGCAGTACAATCGCTTTACTACTATTCACGTTTTTATATATTTTGGGGACAATTGGATTTTAAACCAATTTTGTTACCATCTCAGGATCACAAATATGATACGGTTGGACTCGAACCAGCGACACGAGGATTTTCAGTCCTCTGCTCTACCAACTGAGCTACATACCATACTAAATTTTCATGCATGACCTGTCGTGCTGCAGTCACAACAGGATTATGTGTTCTTTGATCAGCTCAATTCACTACATTTTCTCTAAAGCTGAATGTTTGTCTCATTACAAAACATCTCAAAAACTATCTGTCTTTCCAGCGCCATCTGATTCTCACTACCAAATCAGCAACGGCTCTTTACTATTGAAAATTAGAGCTCTCAAAAGTCACTCCTTCGTCAGGAGAAATGGAAACTCTGGGACTCGAACCCAGGACCGACCGGTTATGAGCCGGTTGCTCTAACCAACTGAGCTAAGTTTCCATAGTGGGTGAACTTTGAAAACACCCACATATAAAAACGTAACAACTATAATGATTGATTTGTAATCATGTCAGCTACACAAACAATCGTCATTGTTTCACTTGCCCTCTCACAATTCCTCTACCTCGCTGACTCAATTACTATTTTTGCTTTATAACTAATTTACACATCTGCTTAACCAGATCATCCTCCAACTTCCCACTTACAACCTCATTAGCACAAAGCACATCTATATAAATGTTTCGTACATCCAAACCATTGCTACCAATGTACTGTGTTCCCTTTCTCGAACAGGTTCCAGTTATTAAACCATCCAAATTTTCACTTAAGTTTTATCTATATTCGCCATGAACATAAGTAGGTATACCTTAGTTCTATTGGTTACCTCTTTGGCCTTCAGAGCTAACCTAGAACTACGGGGTAGATGGGACTCGAACCCACAATCCTGGTGTCAAAGACCAGTGCCTTACCGTTTGGCCACTACCCTCTATAGATACCTATGAAGGTATCTATATATAGATTATTTACACTGCATAATGCAGCTCTTTACTTTTTGCTCTTACAAAAGTCATATATGCTGGTTTCATTGCTTTGATAATCTTTTCATCTTCTTCATTATTGTAGTAATTATCACTTTCTAATTTAATATCATTTCCAGATACATAGATAATGCCTTTTTTATGATCAAACTCACAATCAAGAACTTTACAAGAAGCATCTACATAGGTTCCTTTAAAGCAGAATTCTGGTTCAATCGTTGCGCTCTTATCAAAGAAATCAATAGCCGATTTTGTAGTTGCTTCAGAACCATCTTCAAGATGTAAAATGACTTCATATGTAATACTATTCAGATTAATAATGTTCAAATCTTTGATTGCTATCTCAAAAGGCTCCCCAAAATTCAACTCGAATGCAATTGCTCTTAAGCAGTCATAGTTTAAATCCACTTTGTGAGCAAAAGAAATTACTTTTTCAATTTCGCTGTAATACTGTTTATCCAATTTGTCTTCTAAGTATTCTGTAATTTCAACATCTGACGGATACTCAAATCTAAAATGGTAGTGGAATCTTCCAGGTCTGTTTACTAAATAACTATTTAACGAGTTGAGGTCATTACAAGTAATCACAAACATTTTCTTCCCTTGAGACAATCCATCAAACAATGTAAGCATTTCTGTTTGAGGATCTGCCATGCCATCAGCAGCTTTAATACTGCCAAATGTTTTATCAAATTCATCAAACAGTATCATTACTTCCTGTTCAATTTCTTCTATGAAACTTGCAATTCCAGGAATATACGTGTCTACAATGATAACTGGTAAACCAACTTTTGTTGCTTCCACAGCCAATGTCTTTGCAAACAATGATTTGCCGATTCCTTTATTGCCTGACAGGATAACGCCAAGGTTCTTTTCTGCTTTTGGAAAAGCCTTAAGAACTTTTTCAACCTTACTCATATGTACTCCGTAGGTTTTTTCTTTGATTTCTATGTCTGCATATTTTTCTAAAAAGAAACCAGAATTCTTTTGAAACCTCACGACATAGTTCTGAGCCGGAAGCTTGTCGAAAGTTTCTAATGAATCGTCGTAAGTTCTAAATGTGTTTCCTACCTTAATAATTCTCATTTTTCATTCTCCTGTTTTATATCATTGTTTATATCGAAAATCAATGCCCTTTAACATCTGCTTCATGTAATAGCATCACATCTGAAAACATCTGTTTTCCAATTAAATACTTATCTTTATTCTTTGCCTTGTTTGATTGTGACCATGATAAATAGGGATGCATATGATAATAAATCAAATTTGCTGTATAAAAAGCATCATATATATCTTTTCCTGTAAGTGCACCGGAAAAATCAAAACATGTTAAACATTCATAAGCTCCAACACAATGATGCTGATAATAGTGACAGTAATCATCCTCTTCACCTTTTCCATTAATTCTTGATTTAGTGAAAAGCTTTCCAATATCATGGAGACAGGCCGCCACCCATAAATTTTTTTCTTCTCTAGGTACTCCTTCTGAAACCTTTTTCAAATGTTCATAAAGAGTAAGAGAATGATGTGGATTCTCTTGATCGAAGTCACGAGCCATATCTATTAATTCTTTTATATCTTTATGATCATCTTGTACAACTCTAATTTCATTGAACCCTTCATGGTACATTGGTGGAGAAAATACTTTCCTCATTCTTGTAATCACTTCGTCTGGAACTGAATTTTCCCTTTTTGAGTTGTCCTTTAAACATTTTTCATACGTTTTCAAAAACATAATACATGTTTTATAAACATGTTTAGGAACTCCTTTTAAAAAATGCACTCTTCTTTTCTTTACCAAATTAGTAGCATCATAAATAACCGAATGCATTTTCAAATCTTCCAGTATTCTACGATGCAGTTCTTCAAATACTTTACTGTTGTCTGCGTCATCATAATTATCTCCATACATTTCTTCTCTGAGTTTATCAGAAGAGTGCACTATATAATCAGGATGAGTTTCTGAATACTCTTTAGCCCATGTACTTTTACCGGAAGCAGGTAAACCTACCAGCATAATTAATTCATTCATTATGTAATCTCCTCTATTTCTTTGCAAATCTTCTCTGCTATTTCTTTAGATATGTACTTCTGATTAAAAAACTCTTGTCCAATATCTGATCTAATTCGATATTTTTGATTATCTAAATTAGGCCTCCCTTCCCCGTTTACAATTTGAGGTAATGAAGCTGTCTGAAGATAATCTATATAATATAGATCTTCTTTTATACTTCTTCGTTTCTCTCTAATTGCTTTTTTTATTTTATAGGCCCAATATCCAGAAGTAACATTCAGTTTATTAAATTCTATATAGTGATCAAGATCCTGAGATATAAGCTCCAGTTCCTTTAGCTGTTTTTCTAAAGGTTTTCTATTACCTAATATTTCTTTAATAGGCAATATGCTGTCATCTATTTTCTTTTTATAATCACCAATCTCTACAAGAGATTTATTCTGCTGTACAAAACCAACTCTCTCATCAACTGATGTTACTTTCCAAGGGGCGTATATGCTTAAATTTTTAGGAATTGTTGATATCCTGTTTAAAGCTTTCGGTACATTGTCAAACTTCTGAGCAGATTTTAAATCCACCACATGAGGAGGACTTCCATGTTTAAACACCAAATAATTTCCAGGATATTTTTCACTTTCTAAAACATATCTCATTTTCCTCTTCCTTTTGTGATATATGTATTATAACATACTCCGTATTCTGTGTCAACAAGTTTTTTTACAAACTTGTTTATTGCTTGAAACTGTTCTCCTTTCTTTTAACTTGCTCTAAGTATACCATAGTCATTCTACCTTGTCAACACTTTTTTTACAAACTTGTTTAAAAATTCTTTTTCTGAAATTATCGGGATACCAAGCTGCATAGCTTTCACATTCTTGCTACTCTTTGACAATGTATCATTATTAATAAGGTAGTTAGTTTTTTTAGTTACTGATCCTGTGACTTTACCTCCAAGAGACTCTATTTTCTCTACTAGAGCTGCTCTATTGGCAAACTCGGTGAGTGTCCCAGTAATACAGAATATTGCCCCATTCAAAACATCTTTTACCGTCTCCTGAGAAATTTCTTCAAACTGGAATTCCGCAGCAAGCTCAGTTATGTATCTTTGATTTTCTTCAAAATAATTTTTCAAAGAAGAAGCTTTCGCAAAACCAAAGTCTTCCAAACATGTAAAATCATACTGAGAATCCATATCTTTAATAAAGCTATCAAAAGCTGTTTTTAACCCTTTTTCTCTTGCTCTCTTCTCTTCAACAATGTTTAGCTGCTTACTAACACTTCGACCGATTAAAGGTATGGACAGCCCATAAAGGAATTTAGGCAGAGTTGTCTTGCGGCATTTTTCTATTGATTCCAGGATTTTATCAACCTTTTTTGCTCCTAGCCCTTGTAATGTCACTAACATTCCCCGGCAGTCTTTTAGATAAAATAAGTCTAAAGGCCCTTTAATAAATTCTTTCTCTATTAATAGACTCAGAGTAGATTTAGAAAGCCCTGTAATATCATGTGCTTCTTTGCTTACAAAAGTACATAATTCACCAAGAAGTTTCCCTTTACATTCAAGGTTCATGCACTGAAGCTCTTCTGTCTCATTTTCACCTGTAATTTTTACATGACCACCACAAATAGGGCACTTGTCAGGCACAGTAAACAATTTGTCACCGTTTCTGGTCAAATTCTCTGCGATCTGCGGAATGATCATGTTTGCCTTATATACCGTAATCGTATCTCCTACTGACAGTTCATAACTTTTGAAAATGCTCACATTATGTAAACTAGCTCTTTCAACAATAGTATCATCTATTTCAACCGGATCAAAAACTGCCACAGGTGTCAACTGTCCAGTCTTTCCCATGCTCCATTCCACATCTCTAATTACTGTTTCAAACTTATCATCTGCAAATTTATATGCCAATTGTGATCGAACATGATGTGATGTGTTTCCTAAGCTTTCACTATAATCAATATCATCATATGAAAATACGATTCCATCAATAGGAACATCTTTTTCTCTTGCGGTTTTTCTAAGTTCTTTAATATTCTCTTCAATATTATCAACTTTTACCCAAGGGACCACTTCAAATCCTAACAGATCTAATATCTGTAATCTTTTCATGAAACTATTTCCATCTATTCCACGAACGGCCTTCCAAGCAATGAACTTGATTTTTCTTTCTTTTGTAACGGAGTTATCAAGCTGTCTAACAGAGCCAGCAGTTAAATTTCTGATATTCTTAATACCATTATCTTTAATATATTTTTCTAATTCTTCACCAAAAAGTCCCTTTCTTTCTCCATCTTTTTTCAGATCAATATCTTTTAGCTCTTTAAGATAAGTATAATGATGGATTTCCATGACAGCTTCTCCATCAACTACTACTTCATCTTTATAAGGAATTTCCTTTGGAAGATTTACAAAACTGTTTGCTGTATGTAAAACATTCTCTCCGATGATTCCATTCCCTCTAGTTTCTGCAGCAACCAATTTACCATCTATATATTTTACTGAAATAGTAAGCCCATCCATTTTTAGCATGGCTAATCCTGGCAAACCATTCATAAAACTTTCAACTTCATTTATATCCTTTGTTTTGTCTAAGGACAACATTGGATGATCATGTTCGACTTTTTCTAACTCACTAACTGTTTCTGAGCCAACATTGATAGTGGGACTGTTGGCTAAAATAATACCTGTAACTTTCTCAAGTTCTTTAAGTCGATCATATTTTTTATCATATTCATAATCAGAAATTAGAGAAGTATCTTCCATATAATACGCATGAGCATATATATTTAATTCTTCCACTAATTCACGCATTTCTTTTAAAAGCACTCTTCTTCCTCCATTTTATACAATATAACATAATCTTTACCATGAACAAATTTTTCCCCTTCTCCAACTGGAACCTCTTCATAAAGCTTCGGCTCCAGTCTTATGTAGGAATCTCCGGTTTCTACTCTTACAACATCTCCCTCTTCATATATATTTTCAATTACAAAGTTCATCCACCCCATTTCCATGCCATTTATGTGACAAATTAATCCAATTCTCTCCTCAGTTCCAAAACATTCATAAAGTCTCTCTAACACTGCAATCCCTCCAATGTTCGAACGCTTGTTCGCTTGTTATGTTTAAATATTACCACACACAGCAAATTAAGTCAATCTATGTGTGGTATTATCTATTATAAATAACTATAAAATTTATTTTTAAGAGTTCCTTTGCCATAAGAACTTATATTATAATTTGAACTAACCATTTCAACATACTGGCTTTCAAAGATATCTTCCTTAGAAACATTATATTTCTTCATTATTTCTCTAAACTGCTCTACAATTCCGGCTGTATAGAGTCGAGGAATAGTCAGATACGGAATATTAAGCTCTTTTCTAAGCGCAATTAACCTATTTGTCAGTCTTAGATTTAAAGCTTCTAATGAATCACTACGTGTATTATTCCTGGAGTTAACAATATTCCCCTTCATACTTAATAAAGAAGCAGTTCCAGTAAAAGATATATACTCCTCCTCTTGTGAACTAACTTTAGCCAAGTCTACCAGCGTCTCTGACAAAGTTTTTTCCTCTCCGTTTTCGAAAGTAAGGATATTACCATTCAACTTACTTATTTTAGCTCTTAAAAGCTCACCGGGGGCTTCTGTTCTTACTCCTTCAAACAAAGCCAGAATTAAAAATTTATCAGAATAGTTTCTAATTTTAGAAATATCCTTTAAAACCTGTTCTCTGCTGGGACACACCGCTCTCTCCTTATTAAGATATTTCTGTAGACTTTCAATTTCCATATTTATTTCATCATAGTGATTTATGTTGTCTATAGATATGTTGCAGGAACAACACCAGTCAGCATATTTCCGTAAAACACTTATATTTTTCCTTAAGGCATTTATTGATGAGGCTGCAAATGTAGACAACAATTTATCTATTTCAGAAAAAGTAAAATCACATAAGTCCTTGTTAAGTAAGTCCTCATAGTCTTCCGTTTTGTTAAAAAGAGCTTTCGCACTTTGTGGAGTTTGTCCGAGATCTTCTACTACATGTCGCAGATATTCTTTCTTCCGTTCTTCATTATACATAATCACACCTCCTCAAATAAAGCTTTTATTTTATTTACTTTCATGTTTGTAACACTATTAATAATCGGCACATCTTTTCCTAATGCACTTTCTATTTTTTCTGCACATTCATATGCATCCTTTGAGATAGATGAACCATATAACACTACTGGCATAGTGGTGTCATCAAATACAACATCTGGATTATTCTCTTGAACTATCTTCAAAATATTTATGATAAATACCGCAGTTTTGATACACTGACTCCGGTTCATATTTTTAGTTTTAAGAATAAACTCCAATAATGAAAACAAAGTAGCTCTGTCTATTTCTCCTCTATGTGCTCTTTCAATTTTACCTCTTACTGGACTATCCAATGTGTTGTTTAGTTTGTCAATAATTATATTAGTAGGAGACGACTTATCCATAGAAGCTAAGTAACTTTTAGAAATCTTATTTCTCTTATCTTCCTGCTCAATATACTGACATGCTTTGTCTTCTGTAAAATTCATGATATTCAGAATAAAATTAAACTGAAAATCAGGATTCTTAATTTTCGTGTTTATTGCAGCTCTAAACCGGTGAAAACCATCAATGATATCAAATTTACCAGAATTAAGTATCAATTCTGATCCAACAATATCAAAATCTACCTCTGGATCATCAACATTGAGATTAAGAGTTAAAGCATTAGGTACAAATTCTCCCTTGCTCATTAAACCTTCAATAGCTTTTACTGATGAAGAAACTATATCAATTGTATATGATACATCTTGTCCTCTACGTCTCTGTTTAAGTTGACGCTGAGTCCTTGGATTGTATATTATAAGCTGGTTATCATAAAACTCTTTTAGTAAATCAATACTTATTTTTGTCACCCATTGATCTTCAGCTATCTCTATCACTGGACTTATTCTTATTGGATAAATATCTGTTTTTAAATAATCTGCCTTTAGGCTCGAAAATCTTACTATTTCCTTATCAGAAAAATATGTTTTCATTTCCATATTTGTCCTAAAAACATTATTAAACGCATCAATAAGCCAATACATTTCATTGTCTGGAATTTCATCTTTGCTTTTTGCTCCAATGATATACTGCATATATTCAATATCTGAGTATTCATATTTTTTCATAAGAAATTTTTGTACTTCTCTCTTGTAATATGAATTTTTCTGGATTTGAGAAAAATACTTATCCAGTATCTCATACAGGTTTTCACTTCTTAACATTTTGCAACCTCCTTTCTTGTATTATATCATTGTTTAGAACTTATTTCAATAAACTATTTACATATTTAGCAGCTTCAGCATTAATGGGCTTTCGAACGATGTATCTTTGTGTCGTGTCAGGTCGAGAATGATTCATTAATTGCTGTACATATGCAATGTCTCCTGTCTGATCATATAATAATGTAGCAAAAGTACTTCTAAATTTATGAGGAGTAATATGTTTTTCAAAATCTGCGGTATATGCCTTAACTAAATCTCTTACTGATTTGTCAGTGATTCTTGTTCGTCTGTTAGAAATAAAAAGAGCATTACAATCTCTTTTATTCAAAAGTTCTGCACGTTTTATTACCCAATTTCTTAAAATATCCATACTATCATCATCAAGTTCACATTCATAAGTGTTTCTGCGCTTATCAGTAACCCTAATAATCTTCTGATCCCAGAATATATCTTCCATATTAAGTTCTGTAAGCGCAGTAACACGAATACCAGTTACCATAAGAAGAGTAAATATAGCAAGGTTTCTTTCCTTCCATGCTTCTCTTCTTGCGTTGGCCCTTTTTGTACCAATAGAATTATCATTTATTCTTTCAACAACTTTTTTCAACTCTGCGGCTGTCATTGCAACCTGTTTAAGCGGATCTTTTACAGAAACTCTTTTTATGCCACAATCAAAAGGGTTCTCTGAAATCATTTTTCTGCTTAACAAATAATCAGCAAATGATTTTAATGCCGTATAAGTAGTTGCTTTAGCACTATCTGAACTATATCCTCCATCTCTTCCTCTTAAGCAAGAGAGATAAGAGTTTACATTGTCAATAGTCATTGCTCCATTACAATCTTCTATTGACTCTATAAACCCGTTTTCTTTCAAATAGTTCATAAACCTAACAGCCGTCATAGTATAATTTTGCGCAGTAAGATATTCGCATGAATTGAATAGACCATTATAATAACCAGTGAAATATTGTGGCTTATCCCTAAGCAATGCTCTCATCTTGCTTTCTGATTTATATTTATGTTCTTCTCTTCCTTTCATGCAATTCACCTCACCATCTAAATTTGTGGTCTAATCCACTTCCACTAATTCCATGTTTATTTCTTTGTTCAAGGATTTCTTTTCTTACTTTTTCATGCTTTGAATGAAAATAAGCTGCTGCTACCGCCCACATTGTTATCAGTAGACTCAAACCAGAAAGTCCAGCCATTAACAGTACAAATGATATTATTCCTAATATAACTATAGTCTTTGCATCAGACTCGTCCCAAACATCTACATGCTTTGCTGCCTTAGAATCAGGATCGCTTGTTTCCCCCCATGTCCATGGATTCGGCAAAGGTATTGGCTCATAGTCATCTCTCACTACAGCAATAGGGAATGGATAAGCTTCTTCCATTTCAAAATCTAATGAGTCTACTTCTACTCGGATAGTACAATTGGGATGATAGTTCCAAACCTTATTCCCGGTTCTTACTACTTGAAAAGTTCCTTGCTGACCGGGCCTCAGTGCTTTTTCTGTCAGCTCAACTTCTTCATGTATAGGATATAGATTGAACCCGTATTTTTCATCCCAATTGTTTTTATTGTCTTCAGTAACTTTGAGCAATAATAAACCTGTATTTTGCTTTGCGTCTGTCATTTGTACCGGAGGCCATTTAGCATATTCATGCGCACTTTCATAAATTTCTTCCAATGTTTTGCCAGGTACTCTATATGTCCAACCTGGCTTCATATCTCTTACTTTAACTTTCTTTCCCAAATTCACCTTACCTTTCCTTGATACAAAAAGATGGCTATTTACAGTTTATAGTATTTATGTAGTTTTTTCAATAGGTCTCCATCCTACAACACACTTATCTGTCCAATTTCTCCATTCATAATTTCCATATTTTCCTTTAACCATTATATCTTTTCTTATAGCTCCATCTTTTAAAAGAATTTCTACTTCCTTATACAGTTCAGGAAAGTCTCCCCATTCTGTGTGCCAACTCGTATTTTTACCTTCTCTACCTTTCAATTCTATTTAGCATTTATTTCTTATAGGGCTCACTGTTATATTTCCATGCTGTTATTTCTACTCTAACTTCATCGTCGGTTAACGACCAATACCAATCTCCATCATTTCTATACGCAAATGCATCACAATAAGGCTCATGATCGTTATATCCAATATATGTTACTTGTACATCTTCCATATCATCTGGTAATAAACCAGTACTAATGGGAGTCCAACTATTATTTTTCATATTATTCTCCTATGTAACTAACCCAAACTCTTTAATAAGTCTCTGCACAACCATCCGGTTACATTTCTTATAAGCAATAGACAATGTTTTCTTTACACCTTCTTTCTTATAAATTGAATGTCCACCAGTACAATGATCTAGTTCCCAGCCATTCTTTAGAATGATTCTCTCAACTTCTCTTCTGTTATAAGTTTTCATATTTCACCTTCTTTCATTTAAATATCCATTCAATAATAACTCTTGCTATAACTCCTATTAAAAAATACTGCAATTTTATCCCCTTATTTTTATTTGTATTATAAGAAATATCCAACTGTTTTATCCTTTGGCTTTCCCCAAATAGATTCGTATAGATACTCTACCGTACTAGGTGCAATTCCATGATAGTTACACAATTCTTTAAATACTTCATATTTTGGTCTGGCATCAATATCTTCAATTATTTCTTCTAACGAAGTTTCAACATAATCAGAAGTAACACCATATCCAGGAATAGGTCCATACATATAATCTTTTAGCTCTTCATAAATTTCATCACTGTATTTATGACCGTTATTATTTGATTCCTCTGATGTTAATATTGTTGCTCCAGTTTCTTCTGGTTCAGTTTCTTTAGACTCTTTTTTTTCGTCTTGAATAATTTCATCTGCCTTGAACAGAATAATATTGTTCATATGCCACTGATAGTCATCATCAATACACGAATCAAATGAATTAACTTCGAATACATCATCGTCAGTTATGTCAATATTAAAATCATTAGCCATTTTAGCTGCTGAATCTAACATTTGATTTCTACATTCTTCCAAAGTGCCAATTTTTTCTACATAGAATCCAACACCATCATAAGCATGATGATAAATGCAGAGGTAATCCCCGTCTTCTATTTCAATTTCATGAATAGTGTAAACATAGAACTCTCCGTCTCCAAAAGAATAATCAATACGCATGATCTGGTCGTCGGATCCGTCTACATTTTTATATTCAAGCTCACTTATTACTTCTTCTCGGCTTTCCTCTGTAATACTGACTAAGTTGTCTATAACCCATTTATGAGCCGCAAAAGCAGTTTTGAAAAAGTAAAAATATGGTTCTCTATAATGTTCACTATCCAATGTACATAGTAAATATATCTTCATTTTTCACCTCCACTGTTTCTTTCTTTTACTCTGCATCTTCCAACCTGACACTTTTGATCCTCTTACATGATCCCATGAATCTGTTTTTCTTTTTGGCTTTATAGGTTTGAGAGTAATACCATATTCATATTTAATCTCTTTTATTTCTTCTGGTGTAATACTTTTACGCTGATCCGACTCTGTTGAAGCCCGATGAATATTCCATCCATGATGTTTATGATATGTACGATAATATTTCTTCTTATATTTCTTAGTAAGCTGATGAAAATCCCGTACATTACCATGATCGTCTATAATCAAATATCTGTGATATTCGTGAGTGCAAATCATAAAATCCCAATTATTATCTATTTTTAAATATTCATCATCAAAATAGTTAAATGAATGGTAAAAATTAATACTTCTCATACTGTATGGGAACTTTAGCTTAAAGTATGTATACAGTTCTTTAGTCCCTTCTACACATCCTACATATTCCCATGGGAGCCATTTGTATACGATCCATTTAAAATGACCTTCTGCGCATTTTGTACGCTGCATATAAATACGGTATTCTCTCATATCTACTCTCCTATTAACCTCTCTCAAGAAGAGAGAGGTTTCCTTTTATATAGCGCAAAGAAATCTATGAGTATCTTTTTCATACTTATATATTTTCCTTGTGAGGAAATCTTCTTTAGGTGTCGCTTCTTCCAACGTATCCTGTAAGATTATTGATAAGTCTACCGCATCAACAGCATCTGCTTTATGTACCATTACCTCATGTACACTGGTAAACACTAAATACAAATCTGAATCCAGTACATCAGCAAAGCGTTCAGCCACACCGGGATAAAATATAGCTACCGCACCGTTTGTTTTCTTTGCTGTAGTTAGACAATTTCCAATAAGATCTTGGCTAATTGCTTCTTCTGTACCAGGACTCATAAACTCTTCTCCTTCATATTCCGGATTAAAGAGCATCTGATCCCATCTGTAAATTCTCGGTGGATACATACGTTCTGTGTTTCTTAATGCTTCTTCCAGAATATTGTCTTCACTTAAGGTCAAACCATCTTCCTTCCATTTCTCTACTACAGATTTAAAAATCTTAGTGCTCATAATGTTTCCATCACATTCAGACACCTTCATATATAATACCTGAGCAATATCACCTATTCTTTTATAAACAGCATTACTCAATTCTTTAGAATTATCATCATAATTAAGCAGCCTTATAAAAAGAGAATCTTTAACAGTTTCATAGTTCCAAATTTTCTTTGTTTTTTCATAAGAATTTTGTCCTTGTAACTGTCTAATGTCTCTTACAGTACTATCAAGAATAGTGTCAAATGATGTTCCATTTAAGAATTCTCTAAAAAGCTCTTTTGTATGTATTCCACAGATCTCATAGGCATCATCATACTCTGCAAACTTCACCAGTAGTCTGTCTCCTGTCGGAGAAAATCTATCTCCATCTTTTGAAAATTCTATATTCTCAATAGGAATGTTGATAGCTGCACTTATTTTATTTTTAAGTTCTTCCACAAACATTTCATAGTTCATCATAACTAATCCCTCTCTTTCTTAACCCATATGATTACATGAATACTCTGATATTTCTTCTAATCTTTCAACTACATAGTCAGGCAAATATCCACATTCTGAACATACACAAATTTTACCAAGAACATATAGGCATACCTTATCTTCTGGGATGTCTTTCCCTTTGAACAATTCAGCCATAGAATCACATTCTTCGCTTCTATCTTTCTCACAATAATATTGTGCAGGACATCTGTTACATCCATAAACAACACCTTCAAAATTGGGGAAATACCAATCTAATATATCTGACTCAATTCCGTTGCCATTGTCTCCTGAGCATTCTATCATTTGTGTGCTGAAATCAAGAGGAACATACGGATCATTGCAGGAAAAGTCTCTTATATAAAAAGGTGCATGAACTCCAATTTCCATTCTAGGAATCCAAAAATTGACATAGTCTTTGTATGTTTCACAGTTGATCCAATCAATTACTCCCGGTAATTCTTCATAATGGTCAAGGCCAAACATCAATCTCAACTGAGTGTCAGCAATTTTTGTACAGTCCCACGATTTCTTTGAGTGTAAATATTTACCTCTTTTTTCAGTAACAACTTCAAACACATCAGGATAATATTCTTCTACATAGCTATACATTTCAGAACAAGATTTATAATATTGTTTATAAAATTCTTTTATTTCTTGATATGCTGAATCAATAGTTACTGTGTTGTCGTTTGCTTTGCCAATAATAAAACTTGAAGAACTACTATTAGTTACAAATCCTTTTCTAATCTTCATGATCAATCCTCCCATTCGACATCTTCTCTAGCTACACCAATTAATAATAAAAACTTTTCCATGTCAAAATTATCCATAAGAGTATAGCCATGAATTTCATATTTAGTTTCTCTGATGTCCCATTCATCATAAAATGTTTCCATTTCTAATTCTTTTGCAACCTTAATATGATTTTTAATCTTTTCAATCTGATCGTCTGTTAAATCACTTTTAGCAATAGTAAAACTGGATGAGGAACTATTAGTTACAAAGCCTATTCTTAATTTCATACGTCCTCCTCTATAATTCTATAGTTATGTCTTTGAGCGTAAGTTTTTGTATGGGTATCACATGTAGCACAAGTATAGACCTCTTTATCCATTCCATTAAAGTCTATCTGGCTCATTTTCTCTGCCTTTACTTCTGCTTCAGATTGATTTTGTGCTTTTACAGCTATAAGCTCTTTAAAAAAGTATCTATACATACTAAGTAGTATTCCTTAGGTTCTTCTGAAACTTCTTCGTACTTAGTACTAAGATCATCTGTATCAAAATCTATTGTTCCACTCTCCGGATCACAATGGATGTAACCATTCTTTTTCCCTTCAAAGTGAACAATACCATCCTGAGGCAACCGCTGCAGAGCTTCAATCATCTCTGCAACAGTTGTTCCTTCACACCTCACTCTCTTGTTAATGTCTAACATAAGACTCCTCCTTACTCTGTTACTTTAATGACGTAGATTTTATTTCCACGTTTAGCGTATTTAATAACTTCTTTTTCGCCTTCTTCATTGAGTCTCTTGCAACAATTCATTACTGCAGAAGCTCTTCTTTTAGCTTCAGCCTCATCATCGTACTCAAAGCACATGTTAGCTCTGCTTGTTTTCATAAACTCAACAATAGCTCTTCCCTCTTCTGAAGTAACAAGACCTCTTCTGTTTGCTCCTAACTCCTCAACCTGCACATCATAGCTCATTTTCATAATTTTAGTTCTCTTTTTCTTGTTTATTTAAAATTAATAATTTTAACGAATTTAGCGGCACCATAAAACATCTATTGACAGGATTAACATTCTCCATTACTGGATAGTAGACATGCACCCCATCATTTATTTGTTTTTCTCCAGTTAATGTAAAAATTCTATTTTCCCATCCTGGAGTAAAAGTGTTTTTCATAATAACTTGCAAACCTTTTTTATTCGGAATCATATTATAAACCCGTTTGCTTTCCAACAAAGTTAATTGGTTTACCAGTAACCTTGTTAATGCCATGTCCTACTACTTCTAAAACGTAATCTTCCCAGTAGTCACCTTTCTTCCAGTAGTCGGTATCTTCTTCATAATAGCCCTCAATATGCTTAACGACAAATTTTACAGTCCCCTTGAAGTCTTTGATCCAGGTAACCATCCATTTATTTTTTAAATGATAGTCAAATTCTGGATTATATTTCAAAACTTCATCTAATAAAAACACTGATACTAAACCAGCATCTGCACAAAACTCACCAATAGCTTCTTTTGTATCAGTGTCAAAAGTAGTACAACTCCAATCTCCATAGAGAGTATCTCTTGTCATATAGTGAGTTATTCCAAGTGCTTCCATATCCTCTCCGTAGGCACATGTTGCCCAATCATCATCTTCTTTCATGATATAACAAGGATCTGTAATAATAATATCTCCATCAAATTCCATTGGCTCTCCATCTAAATATGCGTCAATCCAATTTTTCTTAGTGTATTTATTAAATAATTCTTCAATTCCTGAGGATTCTGACAGTTCTTTATATTTCATATAAGTTTTCATAGAATCATCCACATATTTCATAATAAGTGCCATGTCTAATTCATGTATTGCAGTAGTATAACAAGGAGATTCGAGACAATCCATGATTTTCTCAAATTCCTTATCATCCAGATGCAGCTTTTCCCGAAGTATTTTTTCAATCTCAGGACGAACACTTTCACATTCTTTTATTTTCTGTTCTAACCAAGCTTTATCCATTCTTCTTCCCTCCTTCAATTTGGTTCATCATAGCTGAGTCCTACACTTTCCACATATTCATTTAATGCTAAAGACATATCTTCTTCCAACTCTTCTTTCCATCTATTGCTCCACCAATCCACATCTGCATCAATTCCAAGATATCCTATAGGTTCCCAGTCATTTTCAGTTTTAAAGCACATAAAATACTCAATGATTGGTTTGTATGCTGGCATTTCGCCAAACATTCCTAAAACAGAAATATTTACTTCAATATCAACATAACCTATTTCCAATACAGCTTTACCTATAAGAGGACCATTATCAAGATTAATTTGTAAATATTCTTCTCTTATATCTCTTATTAAAAGCTGGATTCCGTTGAGTCTAAAACAGTAATCTGAACGCTGTTTAGCTTCTTCAAATGTCATATCAACACCTCGAATATAGTTCAATTTCTATATGAATATACTTACCCATGTTTCCTTCTAAGATTTTTAACAGATCATGACCACCACATTTGAATTCTTCTTCAGTCCAAAGATATCCAGTATAATCACTATACCTATGATAATATTCAGACTCAGTGATTCCTTCTATTGATACAATCTTTGTCTCATCAATGTGATCCATATCAATAGGTGTATCTCCTGTAAGCATTTGAATACTTGCATATCTGTCAAGCCACCCGCATCGACTTTCCATTTCTTTTGAAAAAGCAAATCCATCATTAGATACAACAATTTCTTCACCAGAAAATCTTTTTACTTTCTGAATATTTTGTATCCCAATAATGCTATCAGCATCATCTCCTGTGTTTACCCACCCTACTTTTCCATTGAGAATAATAGTATCCTCTAATTTATACCCTTCTTTCATGTCTATAATTCTCCTTTCTTTTCTCTATAGTATTCCTCAAATTGTGTTCTCCATATATAATAGAGTAATACTTCAAAGCTTCTGATAATGGAACTGGATGTAAATGATGATATACATAGCCATGTCCACAACTATGCTTAGAATTTATAGAAGCAATCCGGCATGTCCCACAACGGGATAAATTACATAGTTGCCTTAATTTAGAATATATCTCTTCTTTATCCATGTTTTCTCCTATAGATCAATGTACTTAAAGGAAGTTCTAACATCTGACTATTCCAACAATATCTTGCTTCTTTTATTTGATAAAACTTATCTTCATTCTTATAGAATGTATCTTGTATCGTAATTTTTTGATCACACAATTTTTTCATTTGCTTATTAAAACCGCAGATGACATTCGGCATTCCACTAGAGCTATCAGAACCATATTCTTCCATTAAACGAGCAAATGATTTTACTTTATATTGCCCGCCAAGTTTAAGAAATTTAAGTTTATCTGTATTCATTATTCATCCTCTCATATAGCTTTCTAAACTTTACAAAATCTTCTTGTTTACCTCCATTGTCAGGATGAGCTTTAACCATTGCGTAATGAACAGCTTCTTTTATGTCTGGTGTAGTAGACTTTAAAGTGCCAGGCTCCATTAATAATCTTACATACTTCCGGTATATGCTAGAGTACTTAAAACGTTGAATCTCATTCTGTCTTTTTAGTTCCTCTACTTCCATTTTCAAATTTATATTTTCGCTTATGCAAGCGAATAAAATTATCAATGTCACTATTAATACAGCACTTAGCCCAATTGTTAGCATAAATCTTTCTCCTCTTTTGTGCACAAGACAATTTCTCTTCTGATCGGGCATCCACCTAAACAATCACACTGACGGCTACAACCTCTACAAGAATTCCTGAAATGGCTTCTGAAATCATCGAACACATCTGAATCCCATGCTTCCTGAATAGTATGTTCACTAAGATCAACTGCCCACTTAAGTTCCTGATTGTCAAAGCTACATGGCAGCATTTTCATATCTGACGTAATGTAACCAGAAAATCTTGCTCCTTCACATGGTTCCAGAGTAGAGTTTAAAATCTCTTCTGTAAAATTCAACAGTCCAGGCACAGAACATGAATCAAATCCAATCTGAAATTTATAATCATGTTTATCAATCAAAGAGAAAAATTCTTTGACTCTTTCATCATCAGGAGATAATACATTTGCCTGAGTTCCTAAGCCTACTGGCTTATGCAACAAGAAAATTACTGCATTGATACCATCAGGAAAATCTTCCTGCTGCAAATGTTCAATAGCTTCATCAATAGAATTCCGTCCAAGGACATAATGAATATTGGTAGTAACTCCTGCAGACACTAGCATATCAATCGCTTTCCCTGTGTATTCACTTCTGTACCAAGATATAGCTACGGCTCCGCAATATTCTTTACATAAGGAAACAATTTTTTCATTGAATCCTAAACCGGAACTTGTAAAGTTTGGCACAATCCCTTGTGAACAACAATACTTAAGGATTTCTTCAAAATCTTCATGCTGGTCTACATCTCCTCTGCCGCCAAGAGCAAACTGAAATGTTTTCCCTTTACATTCATCTACTATTCTCTTGAAATTTTCAAGGGACATATTAGGCTCCTGTGTGTGTAATCCATTCTGATAACACTGAACCCCTGACTGAATACACAAACCAGATGCCCCATGAACGCAATGTCCCATAACACCAATATCTAACAAAGCAGGAAAATCTCTCATGAATGGTTCCTTTCCTGTTGTAAGATCATCGGACCGGATATAGAATCCTGTCTCCGGATTAAATGTTTCTACAAAATTGTTTTTCTTGTCGTAATATTTATACATGAGTTTTTCTCCTTTGAATTATTTGTGCCAATAAACCGGCAGATGTAAGCATTTCTTCATCCCAGTAATAATGTTTTATTTCATCATTTAATTCCTTATTATTAGTTTCTAAATCGTAAGTAACACGAAAAATACCAGATCTTACATTCTTAATTGTAAAAATCATCCCACAAAACCAATTCATTTCTCTAGTAAATGATGATGGTGTCTTTATGCTACCGCAAGAATTAAGTCCATATTCTTTTTCCATTTGTTCCCAAGATTTAACTCTTACTTTCTGTCCTACTTTATACATTCCTGTCTCCTTGTGATTAACATTGATAAGTCTCCTTTTTCAAACATCTCACTTGTAAAAGTCCACGGAATTGCAGTCATTGTATAATAATAGGTATTACCAAGATTTTTTATAGTATCTATTCGTAATTTTTTCCCACAATATTTCTTCATTTCTCCCACAAAACTGCAATAATTGTTACATCGAATAACACCATAATAATTAACACCAAATTCTTTAACCATATCATCCCATTGACGAATCTGAACTATGTCTCCTACTTTGTATCGCTTCATATAAATCTCCTAATGGTGTGATCATGTCTGTAGACCACATATATCTACCGTTATCTTCTTCGATTCTAAAAACATTGTCGTATATAAAATATGAAACAGTTATAGTAGTTCCACAAAATCTACACATGTCTTTAACAAAAAATGCCAAACATGGTATATATATTTCATCCCCAGTTTGAGCAATTCCAAATTCTCTTTTCATATCATCCCAAGAACGAACTTTATACTTTTGTCCTACTTTCATTTCTCACCTCAATCATTTTTCGCAAACCAGATGTGAACAACATATTTTCAGTAAACAAAAATTGTTGTGAAATTTTCATATCTATCCCTTGATAAACTCCTTCATGATAAGGATACTTTCCAATTATACATATCTTGTCCCCACATAAAATCTTCATCCTAGATAAAAATAGTATTTCTCCGAAATCTAAAGCTCCTGAATAATCACCATTGGAAGCTTTTTTAAGCTCCTCCCAAGTTTTTAAATAATATGTTTTCCCTATTTTTAGCATAGTCTTTACCCAACCATCATGACATCAACTGCATTCTTAAATTTTCTCAGCATTTCTGGATTGGAAGAAATGATTTTCTTTCTTCTTGCTCCTGCTTTGCCATGTTTGTTAATATAACGAACTTCTAAATTATGCCAATTGATCGGACTCATTTCTCCCATCTTTTTGTATACTTTTCTATATGTAACCATTCCTCCGTTGCTCTTATCTCCATATTTTTCTACGAGAGGAGCAATAATAGAATCTGTTGCATCCTGATTACAGATTGATTTATATTTTTCATACAGATCTCCTAACGCAGCACTGAAGATAGATCTTAAAGTATCATTGGCATAGACAACATCATAAGTACTAAATTTACTTACTGGATTATATTTTTCTTTGTAATCTTTCACTTCCTGATCCCAACAGATACCATAATTTTTATTCATATACTTATATACAGTTTTCATTACAGAGCCACGATCAGAGAACTTGTCACAAGTGGTAAGAGCATCAATCATCTGGTACATATCATTTTTCCATTTTTTACCAGGATTCTCTACTTTCTTCACTGGGATAGGTGTCGTAACAATTTTCTCCTGAACCATCATAGAAGCTAAACGCCCCATATCTTCAAAGATTTTATCTACTTTTCTTTCTAATACTTCAATTTTGTTATTGAAATCTGGCAGCTGTAACTGAATAACGTTTGGATTATTAACTTTTTTCTCAAGGAAAGCTGCTGCCAGTACATCTTTTGCTTTGAGCTGATATGCTACAAGTTTTTCTGCTATTCCCGGCATTTCCTTTTTCATAGTTGGAGTAATTGAGATTTTAGCCAACCATAATGGTAAATAATCTAATTGTAAGCACATAACATTCTGATTCCCGCCATTGGTAAGGAGGGTAAAATTTTGTACCCCCTTTGAAATTACTGAATCCGTTTGCATTTTTCTTCTTTCATATTTGATCCGGTTATCATCTAAACCGATAGCTTCACATACCCAGCGAGCACCAACCCAAATATTTCCATCAGGATCCTGTGCTGCTCTAAGAATATCTCCGTTAAACTCTACTTCTTTTGCTATTAATTTATCCATAATGTTTTCCTCCATTAATATAAGTTTTCTTGTATTAGCATTCAATTTAAAATTCCTCCAACTTCTTCTCAGCATCTTCACGGGCGAGGAATACGGTTTTTCCCAACTCAGCAACGTTAAATATTCTTTTCTGTCTATTTGTTTTGAATATAATGCTGTTGTCAGAAATTTCTATCTTTCTTATTCCTTGTCTTGAAATATCTTTTCCGACAATGATGAAAACAGAATCTCCAACCTTACACGGCAATCTAACAAGCAAGCCCTGTTCGTCTAAGTCTTTGTAAGATTTCAGTTCCTCTAACCATTCCGCAAGCTGTTCGTGTTCTTCTGCACATTTTATGCAATTAGCTTTTATATCATCGTCTACAGAATCAATTGACTCAAAATCTGCACCTCTATAATTCTTTTCTGCTACTTCTTTTGCATGAGAAATAGCATCTTCAAGTGTTAATCTCTCCATTATCATTCACCTCTTTCAGCTTCTCCACCGCCAGCTTTAAGGATTCCTTAATTTCACCTGTTATTCCGCGATATGGACTTTGAATTAACTTCTCAATATCTTCAATTGCTTTCTCTTCGGGTGTAGGAACTGTAATTCTACTTGATTTCGCAATTTCAAGAAGTTCATCAATGTTGTTTTTCCAGTTACATGTACTACACAACTGATTGTTGCACTTAGTGTTCTTTCTGCCAAGTACACATTCATCACAGTTACGTCTACCGCACAAAAAATCCACATTGAGATACCACTCAACAAACTCTCTTGCCGTCATTTCCTTTGTGCCGAGGAGTTCTGATGCTTCGTAGAAATCAACATTTGATCTGATACTCGCCTCATAAGTTATAACTTTGTCTTCATAAAATCTTAAAATGTCTGGAAAATGTTGTGCTAGTAATGGTTTACAATCGTATCTCTGAGACCAATTGAATCCCTGTTTCTCAGCTTCTTTAAGTAGTTTTTCGTTTTCTTCTTTCGTTCTGACTAACACACATGTATTTTTTAAATTAATCATCTTTTTTCACCTCTAATTTCTTTAAATCCTCAATACCCCAGGGTTCTTCATCTTCCCATTTAATAAAACTAAAGATATCACCAAAAATATCTGCCGATATCTGATAACTACCTCTTAAGCTCCAATAACAACTCCATCGTACTGGCTTTTCAGTGTACACATAAAGTTTATTGTTCCTATCTCTTGCAATATATTTACTTTTTGGTAAAAGCAGATTAAGAAAATTCTTTGGCAAATTTTCCTTATTTTTCATAAAAATCACCTCAATAAAAAATTTCTTTAACTCTTCCCCAAAACATAATTGAATTATCAATATCTATGCCCCATTGCTCCTCATGTGAAGAACATGTACTCTCATACTCATACACCGGGAAACCAACTGTAACATCTTCTGCCTCAATAACTTTTCCTACTGATGTAGGCCCTTTATCTTCCTGATGATAGTAAACTATTCCTGTGAGGAATTCTATTACTGTTTCTTTATACTTTGGATTGCACCAGACATATACCCTATTTCCTGAATCATTCTCTACTCTCCAGATAACGTCTTTGTACTCTCTTGCGTTGTTGCACAGTTTTAGCCATGCCATTGCATAGCTTTCTGTTGTAGGTGCTGTAAAATCGGCTGTAATCATTACAGCCTTTTTCCGCTCAATAGATAATTTTTCTTTTAACATAGTTGTCCCTCTTTTCTTTTCAATATCATATTTCTTAATGCACCAACTATTTCCTTGCACTTGTAATCACGATTATAATAATAGGCGGAAGAATTATAATATACTTTACACTCTCCATTAAAGCGTAATCTTGTTGGGAAATCACAAAATATATTGGTTAAAGCAGTTCCATCCGCCCATGTGTAACCTTGCTTTTGCGCTTCTTTGATTAACGCTATATATTCTGCTTTATTATTCACCAAAACAGTACAACATTTCAAATCTATCATTTACGTTTCCTTTCTGACCATTATGAGTCTTCGCACTCCTTTAATTATATCCAAGTATCTAGGATAATCTCGTGCACATCTTCCACGACTAGAACCCCAATATGTTTCATATTTCCTATTAAATTCTAGTCTCGTTGGAAACTCACAAAGGACTATACTTAAAGGGGCCCAACTCACCCATCTAAAGCCTTGTTTCTTAGCAATTTTAGTCACAGCTATATATTCTTCTACATTGTTAACTAATACTGTGCTATCTCTTAAATCAATCATAACTTTCCCTTCTGTCTTATAATTATCAATTCTCGTAATCTACTCATCAAATTTTTACAATGATAGTCACAATATTTTTCATGATATCCCCCAAATGTGACCCTTCCTCTTTTATCAAAAAACAATCTTGTTGGAAATGTACAGTAGATATAATCTAAAGAGTCTCCAGAATTCCACTCACATCCTTGTTCTTTCGCAATCTGAATTACTTTTTCATATTCTTTTACATCTTTAACTCCCACAATACAGTCTCTAAGTTCAATCATTTCCACCCCCAACCTTTCCAGATAAGCATTTTCTTCAAATTTTTACATTTGAAGAAGCTTGGTGTATACTCTTTTGTCTCTTCACAATAGCCGAACCATCTGCCTGATACGTCTTGATGAAGTTCATATATTTTCATGAGGTTGCCTCCCTTGTCATTACTAAATGTCTTAAACTGTTTGCCGGAAGTAACATTGCATTGTTAAAATACCATCCTATTTTCTTATCATCTATTAATAAGTTATATTCGTCTAATACAAGATCTGTAATTTTAAATATTGTACAGGTTTTACCACAGAGTTTTTTCATACGACCGTTAAAAACTAACCCTCCTATCCCATTCTCATAAGGATAGCGATTTTCAATTAGACCTTTTCTAATCACTACTCTGTCTCCGACTTTATATCTCATGATTTTCCTTTCTAATTTCTACAAGTCTACTTAAATTTCCTACTGGAATAAGTGATGATCTGTACCAGTATCCCTCTGGAGTACCAGATAGATAATAACTTGTAAAACTTATTTTATTGATTCTATAAACTTTTCCGAGATACTTCGCTCCTATCTCATTGACTGCTAGGTTACGTTTTATACGAACCCAATCTCCAACTTTTAATTCTTTTTTCTCTTGCATATAAGTCCCCCTAGGCACTGAACAGGTTCTAACATTATGTCACTGAAAACCCACTCGCATGTTTCATCTCCTAGTGCTAGTCTATAGTTAACACGGCCAAAATAAATTGATGAAGCTTTATCTATGATTTTATATGCATGGCCACAGAATTTTTGCATGTTAGTGTTAAAAATTCAGTATCACTACCATCATAATAATATTTTGTATTACCTTTCAAATCACTTCTAACTTTTACTATGTCTCCTATTTTATATTTCTCTTGCATATCAAGCTCCTTAACCCATCAACAGGTATCAACACTGCATCGTTGAACACCCACTTAGATTCCTTTTCTCCTAGAGATAAACTATAAGTTTCACACCCATAATCATCTAAAGATGCTACTATCTCGTACTCCTCTCCACGAAATTTTTCCATTGCTGAAGCAAAATATAACTTTCCACATAACGGATTCGAATAAGGATATTCCAATCCGCCAACTAAATCTTTCCGAACTATGACTCTCTCTCCAACTTTATATTTCATGTTTCCTCCTCTTATCAATTAGTGCAGTTAGTCCTTTGTAAGGAATGAATTCCTCTGCAGGAAACCAATAATTACTAGCTTCTTCCAGTTCATAAGCTTTTCTTCCAGAAGTTAGTTTTATAATTGATTTTATAGTACATATATTTCCTAATAGATAATTTATATCTACGCCCCATAGAATACGAGGAGTATTAGATCTAAAAATTACTTTATCTCCTCTCTTCATGTTGTCTTCTTTCATGGATAGCTAAAAATAAAGTACCTTCTGCAGGAATAAACATATCCAACTTAAAAATATATCCTGATTCTTTAACACAACAATAAGCCTCAAAACCTCTAGGGCTATTTATGGATATTATAGTCATAATTTTTCCTTTAACTTCTTCCATAGGAATACACCATATGCATTCATGCAATCTAGGGTCAACTATTACTTTATCTCCAACTTTCATCTTATTCCTCCAATATAAAATCAAGTACTTCTGCAATGCTCATACCTGATATGTCTAATAGTTTCATTTCCTTTGAAGCATACTGCACAATACAAATCCCGTCCTTGATTGTGCAGCTTATTATGCTTCTCTTTTTTAATAACTTATCCAATTCCATAATAGCTCCTTGATAATTCTCTTGGGGAGTCGAACCCCAAGAGAACTGTTTATTTTATTGTTTACTCAGCATCTGGCAGATAGAACTTTTTGATTCTATCCTCTCCTACAGCTTCGACAGCAGCCATTGCTACCTCATGAGAGCTGAAGTAAATACCATCTGTGATTTTCCTTCTGCTCCATGTGGAATCAACTTTCTCTGTCTCTCTGTTCCAGCAGAGTTTATATTTTCTCTGAGAGTGATCGTCCCAGTCAATCTCATCGTTGTGATCAATGGCGAAGCGTTTCAGCTCTGCTACAATCATCAGATACTCAGCGGCTGCATCTCTCTCTTCCTCAGTCTTGAAGCAGTTGCCTACTGCTAAACGCATCACATCTTTCTGGTTCTCTGCTGTGAATACTCCGCCATCTTTCTTGCCTGTACCCCACAGATAGAAGTACTGCTCACCTTCTGTTGGCTCCCAATGTTTCTGTACTGTCTCTGGTGCAGAGACCATTCCCTGAAGTGCTCCGATGAGTTCTTTAAGCTCGTCCTGTCCAAGTGCTGCCATAATGTTTGTAATAATAGTTGTGTTGTTCATCATAATCTTAATCTCCTATTCTTGTTTAAAATTTGTTTTTTGTTGTTTGTTTCAATCTTTACCCATAATCCATATTCAGTTGTAATTTTTCTATATTCAGTTGTAATTTATATGAAAACCTCTTAGTGGGCTAGAGGTCAATCATATACTTTGGCATAAACATTCCTCCTTTACTGTGATTTTATATCAATAATGTCACAAGCAGAATAATACTGATAATGACTTAAAGCCATACCAATTGCTTCCATTTCATTTATTGCGAGGATTTCACAACAGATTTCATTTCCGCTGTAAGTCTGAAGATAAATATGGAAGAATTTCTTTGCCTTCTCCTCTTTCGAGAATATATAAGTACAATCATCTGTATAAGCTGTTGTGTAATCAGTGCTAATAGGTGATGCTTCTTCATCATAATCTCTCCACCAGTTTCCATAACCACCATAGGCAGCTTCAATGTACTCAAATGGTTCCTCGCATGGTAAAGCAAGAATCTTTTTCGCTTCTTCAATTGTAGAAAGTAATGCCTCTACATTGATTGTTTCTCTTGTAGTGTGTTCGTCGAAATAACCAGAAGATAAATTGACTGCTGCTACACCGAGTGCCGGAGCAATTGTTGATATATCACTCACAGAACCCCATGCTGTTTTGAAATATCCAGTAGACTCTATGAACTCTTCAAAATCTGGATTGTCACAAGAGTAGAATACACAGTCATTGGTCCCTCTTCTATCAATTTCAATGATATAATTTATATCATTGTTTACTATATAGTCACTTACAGCAAACTTCTCAGCACCGATACATCCTTTCTCTTCATCCTCTGTAAACAATACAGAACAATGATACTCTTTAATAATTTGCAGAATAGCGTAGATGCCACACCGGTCATCTCCCCCAATCCCTTGAGGAGAAGACATGATTGCTCCAGTGTATTTGATTTTCTGGACACATTCTTCATGTACTGTATCCATATGAGCAACTAAGAGTACTGGGAAAGTTCCCTTAGCATAGAGGAATCCATCTTCTGATTTAGGCTCATAACCTGCTGCTTCCAACTTGGCTTCCAGGTGACTCTTTAAAGTCATTTGTTTCATTCTCAAAATCTCTTCTAATTCTGTAATTTTATATTTATTTTTACTCATCTCCGGTCTCCTCTTCTATACAGTCTGGACAAAGTCCTTTGTCACCTTCTTCAATTAAGTAAGTTTGTCCACATACGCAAGTATTTACTTTTTCAATGGGATAATACTCATCTTCAGTATCTACATATGCATATTTGTTCTCTAAGCATCTGCCACAAACATTTTCATCTGTAGATTCAATATAAGTCAAATCATCATTGTTAGTTAACTTTCCACAACAGTCACAAGTGGAAAAATCTTCAGAGATACATTCATCACAGATGTCCTCATCTAACTCCCCGTAATAATGAATACTCGAATTGGGTACTCTTTCACCGCAGTGATCACAATAAGTGGAACAACCACTACAATACCATTCTCCATTGATACAGTACATTTCATCTTCGTCATAGCGATCACCGCAATCACAGCATCTTCGAGAGCCGCTGTAGGCATAATTATCATAGCAATCTTCACAAAGAAGTGTACTTTCCATATCATGCCAATCTCCACATTTTACACAGTAGATATCATGTCCAACTGTCATATGCCTATTATCTACTCTTCCCTTGGGAATCATTTTGATAATTTTACTTACTGAGCACTCACTCTGGCACTCATAATCTCTGTAGTGGGTACCTTCAGAATTAATAACTGAGCAACAAGCAGAGGTGCCGCCTTTCTTTCTCCAAAGGTTAGGAGCCACTAAACAATCAGCGATGATTTTCTGAAGCTGTGCTCTAATTGGAGTGTACAGTGAGTTTTTACCATCATTGCACTGAGGGTAGAGTCTTCCCTGTACAAGGATTCCATCTTTATAATGGAATAACTGACGGATGATTTTCGGCTCGAACTCTAAATCGTTGCCGTCATACTCTTTATCAACCTGATAGTAAACCATTGTAGTTCCATCAAGAAGATAACTCATTGTTCCAGAACAATGGCAACCTGAGAACCCATTAGGATTATTTTTATCCAATGTGTGGCAGGAAGACCAGCTGTTTCCATTGGAGGACAACAGATAATCAACTGGATTAACTGACAGGATAGTGTGCCGAACAACGTCAAGAGGATTGATTGCATCTGAATATTTGGCATACCTCTTTTCAAAATCTGAATAGGTATTAGAAGTAATACCTATAAGTGTACAGATTTTCTTCACTGCTCTTGAGGTTTTCTGACCTGCTGAAATACCTTTAATATCAGGATAGCATTCTTTAATTAAAGAAGCTGTTCGTTCATCCAAAAGCTGCTCTCTGTAATCTCTCAGTGCAAACAAAGCATCTGTGTGTCTTCCCTCGATAATCATCCAATTAATGAAATTGTAAATTTTCTCCTCGTCTGGCTGTCCCTTGATGTTCTGATCAAATGCCACATAGCATTTTTCATCATTCCAATTCGGATGATGCCTTAATAACTCAATCAAAGGTGCCTTGTTGTCTGCCCATGTGTTGATAATTTTGTCAATGGCTGAATCACCCCAAGGGATATCATACATATTAAGAACCTTAATCATACCCTGTTTCATTGTTTCTTTATTCATGCTACAAATCCTCCTAAAATTGTTTCATAGAGCTCCTCAGGAATCTGTTCTTTCCCTAAGTATTGCTCAGAAATTTTTCTTGCTTTCTGTACAGCTAAAGTTCCCTTGTCTTTGATTTTTTCGTAGAATGCTTCAACAGTATTCATGACTTTTGAAACTGTCTCATATTCTGTATACAGCTCTTTGTCGTCTGGCTGGATCTGTTCAAACACTTCCTGTACTCCATAGGTTACGAAGCATTCTGGGCAATAGTCATTAACTAAAGGTCCGGAAATAATCTTTCCGCAGTGCTTACAGATGGAGAGTTTATAATCTCTCTCATCCAGGTCTTTATAGTCACCGTTTTCAAACTTGAATACCTCATACTGGTCAAAGATATAAGCTGCTTCGTACCCCTTAGCGAGCTCCTCGAACTGAATCAGAACCTCTACAGAATTCTCTTTTTCTTGCGAGAATGTTTTTATTTTCTTGTTTAGAGGTTTCATTTTAAACTGACTGTCCTCAATGTAGAGGAACTTTGAGTCAAAGTTCTCTGTGATATCTTCTCCTAAGACATAGTTCTTGAAGAGGAATCCAAGGACAATATCAATATCCTTAGATTCTATCTCTGATGAAGTGATTCTGTTATCTTTATATAAACTAATAAGTGTTGCCATTTGTTTTCTCCTTTCTTAACTGTAACTGCATTATAAACCAGTTTGTAAAACTTGTCAATACTTTTTACAAACTTGTTTAAGAAATTTTCTTTCCTTTCTCGTTAAACTGTTTTGGTTCACCAAGAGATACAAGATAGTCCTGCAGGTAGAGAGCAAGACTTAATTCAACTCTTTCTGGATAAGCAGCTATTCCTTTTGCTTTAAGTGTACTTGGCTCAGTTCCTCTCATAATAGGCAATACTTTTACTAATCCAATATCTCCGTAGAAGCAATAAATTTTATATAAGTTCCTAATTATCTTGTCACATAATCCATCTCCTGATAAGTTATAACCAGCTTTACAACAAGTAGATATAATACTTTCATAAGCTATCTTACCTTTTGCTTTAATTATCCTGTAAGCGGATGTGTAACTACCAATAGTTCCTGGTTTTCTTACCCCTTTGTCTTCTGCAATGCTTAAATTATATTCATCAACCACTTCCTGCAACGCTACAGCATTCGGTTCACCTAAGATAAGATTTGCCTTATGCATCTGCAGCGGAGTAACTTTTTCAGTATACAAGCTCTGTCTTGTAAAGATACTTGCTTCGAAATGTCTTCTCTCATCTGGATCAGATGGGGCTGAAGTAATAACAACACATTCGAGCTTATCTAAAATACCTTCTGATGCAATAAAACGACCATAGCCATCCACTATGGAAAATGTGCTTTCTTCTGGATGTGGCACTACTAACAAAGCATCCATAATCATATGATCAAAATTGTCATGCATCGCTTTAATTTTTCTATGATTTCGTGTCTCTAACCGCTGGTAAGCTGGATCGACAGACATCAATTCCCTTGGAATTACTGCACATGCCTTTGTACCAGAGATTAATAAGTTGCTCATAACTGTGTTGTAAACGATGTTTTCCATTTTGTTTTCCTCTTTTCTTTTTTATATAATAAAAAAGAGCTGTTTTCACAGCTCTAATTTTATTTCATAGTTTAGCAGTCACATTCTACTAAGTTGGTGAGATACTCAATACCATGACCACATAAAGCAGTCAGAACTTCATCTAATATGTCAAGTTCTCCGTCTGTTTCGCATGATTCAAGGGCTTGAATGATTCCGTAGCCTTTTTCATACTCACTGGTATTCATCATCTCCTTAGTTACTGTGTCACCGAGTTTTTCCTCGGCATAATCAACTCTGTAGAGTCTTTCCTTTGCTGTCTTCATTTTGAAAACCTCCTTGATATGATTAATTCTTTAAGATTTTTTGGATCCTTTGTCCAAATTAAATCTTTATCTTTGTATTTCATTTCATAAGTAAGTCCATTTACAGTTGACTTATATAGAGCTTTTATAGAGCAAATGCCACGAATAGTGCTCAAATTTTCATCGTAATTACTGCCTATCATAAAACCATCAGGTCCAACAATACAAAAATCTTGACTGCCATAATTCGCCGTCTCGCAATCGGTAAGAACAAGATAGCTTCCTGCTGGTGTGACAGCTATCATTCCAGACCGGAGCTTCTTCCTTAAATCAACCATGTTGCCTCCTTTCTATTAATGTACGGACAGATGAAATAAGTTTCAGGTCTTCAGCATAGCTCCACCAATAGTGGTAATCTGAGCCACCATTTCCATTGTGTAATGAAATGTTTTCTTTTTTCTTTATAGTAATAGACTAAATATTGGAATGGTTCTCCAAGATCTTTGTCAATATCTTCTATCTGTCCTATACCGTAATATTTATGATAAACTATGTCACCTATATTTAATTCTTTAGGATGTTGCATTTCTTCTCCTTTCTATTAGCTTGCACAAAGACAGAGAACGGACAAGAGTAAGTGAACTTCTGAAGCACCACCAATAGCGACAATCTGGGCCTCTATCGTTGCCATTATACAAACGGTTATTTTCTTTATAAAAATAAACTAGATATGGCGCTGAGGAAGATCTAATATCTATTATTCTTCCCATACCAGAATTGCTTCGCCATACTATATCACCTATTTTCATTGTTGCCTCCTCTCTATTAATGATGCTAGCGGAGGAAGGTACTTCATTCTTTTAATGTCGTCAGAACCAAACCACCAACCATGGTTGTCTGGACAGGAACCTGGCTCTATTGCACCATCATGTAGGTTATCATTTGCTTTGAAAAAGTACACAAGTTCACTACTGCCAGGTCTGAATTTTATAACTTTGCCTAACCCATAAAATGGGTCTTTAATGTATTCTCCTAACATCTATATCTCCTCCACATATTCAAGCAAGTCTCCGGGCTGTATCTGCAATAATCGACAGATTGTATTGAGAGTTTCTTTACTAGCAAGTTCACCCTGCCGAATCTTTTGTATCTGAGCTTCTCCCATGATTCTATCTCTCCGCAAGACATAAGTTGAATATCCTTTGTGCTTCAACTCTTGCAGGACATTTATTTTGTATACTATCATTTGCCTTGCCTCTTTTCTATAAAATGTCTCAATGGTTTCTTATGTAAGAGCTTGATTTCGTGCTTTTTGTAAACCATACAGTCTACAACAATTCTATCATCAATTGAGCCACTATATAAAAACATTCTATTGTAGGAATGATTATGAGTGACTACATAAGGGTAAAAAACTATACCTCTATACCATATCAACTTTCCTATTTTATCTTTACGATTATATACATATATGTTCTGCATATTCATTCCTTTCTCTTGGTGATCAAATCAATCAGCGGTCTCTTCTTGAGAAACTTGATATGTTCTTTGCCATAGCAGGATGCGTTAGTTATATATCTTCCTTCATAGTATCCAGAGTAAAACTTTGAATCATGTTTATAATGGTCTACTATGTAATGAGAGTGCCATAATGATCCGTCATAAAAATTTAATTTACCTAGACCATTTGGTGTCTTTACATAAATATGTCTCATTTCCATTCTCCTTTCCTGCGCAAAATCGCTTCATAAAGAGTATTATGAACCAATAATGGTTCTACTATTTTTTTAGGAAAGTCAAAAATATAATTTCCATGTAGAAATTCTACAGTATATTTATTATTTGACTCTTTGGACACATAGCCCAGTCCTATTAATGTTGTATAAATTATTTTCATGTTTACCTCCTAATCGAATCATAGCAAACATCTGTTCCCTTGTCAAGCATCTATATAACAGAAACTTCCGGTTCCTGTATCTACAGTGCAACAAGCATGTTCATATTTCATTATCAGACGATTAAATTTCTCTTCTGACATAGGGGTCTTCACTTTGAATGGATGCGCCCAAGGTGAATTCACTTGCATTCTATTAGGAAGCAAATATACAGGATTTCCTGCAACAAGTGCTTTTTGTGCTTCTCTTCTGGTTACTTTCTTTAACATATTGTTTCCTTTCTAAGTAGCATAGTTAAACATCTTGGAGGAAAACGGGTAACCCTAGATTTCATGCTACCCTTTTTGAGTAATTCAAGATGCTTAAATATACTGCTTATGCAGTATATTTTATTTTCTACTTTAAAAAATTCTCAGCCACTCATCTCCTATCAACTCCCATGTTGTAGGATTAAGAGCATAGTCTTTAGAATTAAACAGTTCCTCATATCTTTCCTGCATCAGTTCCTTTGTAGGAAAGAACTCTTCTTTCCTTAGATTTCCTTTGTTGGAACCTGTTTTGAAATAGATTCTAAGTTTATATTTCATGATTAGTCCTCCCTTGCATACCGAGCAAATTGTTTAAGCCCACCTGCATAGTGTGCGTCTACAATTTCATCATCATAGACAATCTCGGTTCCGTTGGACTCCATGATGCATGAAGCAAGGTCATTAATAGACCAACAGTCTTCTGCGTCAGCGTACCAAGAGAACTGATTTCCATTGGCAGTTGTCATAGTAATCAGATCAGTATCTTCCATGTGCTCAACCTCTGTTACTATTCCTGTCAGAGGATATAGGTCTTTGTATTCTCCATCTGTTGTTGGAGCTGCTGATACTGGGGTTGTTATCATCATAGTTGTTAATACTACTGCTAATAATTTCTTCATGATTTTTATTTCCTTTCTTATATATCTTATATAACTACTATAAATTTATAGATATCTACATACTGGTCTAACTGATATACAGGTGCCTTATCAAAGATAGGCAACAGTCTATCAATAATACCTTGGTATTGCTTTGTGAGTTCTGCTAAGATAGCTTCATACACTACATTGGACAACTCACAGAATTTCAAAGTCATAATCTCTTGTATCGTGTATACGTTATTCATAACAGAACTCCTCCTTTAGATAAAATTCACTATCTCTCTTGCAAGATAGCTATACATAACAGACACTGAAATTCTGTGCCAATTTCCATTCTGAAACATTAACACAGGAATATTCATAGGATCTTTAGGTCTCTCTGTGCAGATAAACTGAAGTCCATTGCCTCTAATAAATAAGGCTCCTTTAGGTACTGTGTAACCCAAAAGAGCCTCTTTCCGTTGTATTCTTACAGTTGTGTATTTATATGTCATGCTAATCTCCTCTCTGCTATAGAATCACTCAGAGATACTACAGGCTTCAATGTACCGGTTTCCTTGTTAAAGAAGTATGCATGATTGTCTAAAACCAAGTTATCTTCTACGTAAGCATTTGTTCCTCGAATCATCTTATTGATTCTTGTAGGATCGCCTTCAGGCATGAGAATCACTTCTTCTGTTGAAGATGGAATGACAAAGAAGTTTCCAATAAGTTGAGCGAAGCGTTCCATTGCTCCAGAGTAAAACAGAGCTATTGCTCCACAAGAAGTTTTATTGGTTACAACATAACCAGTATGAGACTGTAGTACCGAAGTTGCATAAAATCCTTCATCATTAAAGGATCCAAAAATAGCAGACTCCATTGTGCAAAAGATTCCTGGATGTTCGGATTCCAGCTTATCAAGATAGATTGACTGTCTATCTTCCGGAGTTTCAAATGAATCGTTTCCTGAAAATTGCTTATAGAATATACTTAATGTCATAATTAATACCTTCTTTCTAAATAATACGTTTCGCTTGCAAAGTGGACTAAAGCCCCTTCTTCAGCTGCTTCTATTTCTATTGGTTGTCCTTCGCTCACAACAGCCGATTTGATATAATCATCTACTGTTTTGGATGTGCCATTATTAGACACAACACAAGATACTGTGTCTCCAACAGAGAAACCTTTTCCTTTGTAGCTCCAAGTGCGCTTATCAGGAGAAACTATTGAGACACTTCTCCCTGAAACAAAATAGACAGTGCCTGTCATTGGACGGGTACTGTCTTCGCTTGCTCCTGTAGGCTTCACTACAGCCAATAAAAAAAGGAGTGCTATTAACACTCCTATCAATGAAGGGATTACTACTTCTTTAATTAATTTTTGTTTTACTTTGTCTGCCTTGTTCATAATGATTTCCTCCTAGCTGCAATTTCAGCAGAACGTTTTTCGTACATTTTCTTACTGATAGTCTTTTTAATCCAATAAGCATTGCGAACTTCTTCCCAGATACAGGAAAGTTCGAAACTTGATTTTGCTTGCGCGATTCTGGTTTTATAATTCTGCATGATTGCCCTCCTAGAAATTCCCTTCTATGATGTCCATGTCCACATACTCTACTACTTCGCCTGTGAACATGTTTACAGTGAGTTCATAATCCGGTCCCTTGATAGGAACGAACAGACATTTTTTAAGCTTCTTATTTCCTTTCCAGAGAAGAGAGAGTTCGTTTGTGCTTGGATACATTACTGGAATACATCCATAGTCAAACAATTCACTGTGACTGAGAATCAGTACAGCTGCTTTCTTTTCCTTTGCGGAAAGAGTTTTGTAGAACTTAGGAAAGAAGGTGTAATCATATTCGCTAAAGAATTCTGTCAGTTTTTCTTTAACAAGGTTGATGATTTCCCTGTGCTTTGCTTTACCTTCCAGAATTTCTACATAGACATTGTTGAGTTCCGCCCATGCTTCATAGTCGGCAATATACTGGCAGAACTGTTCTGGTGTGTAGCTGAAAGAAAATTCGTTGAGAACATCTGTCCAGTTTCCATTGTTACAGATGTAGAGTTCTCTGCCTAAAACAGATTTCAGCTCTACTGATGTAATTTTTCTTTCCATAATTTTTTCATAAATAGTTTTACTCATGTTACTTTTCCTCCTTTTTATGCTTTATAAGCATTACAAAAGGCATAAAGATTTCCCTTATGCCCTCTCTAAAACTTATAACTTTGCAAACGTTGTGAATTTGTCACAACGCATTCTCTTCTGGTCTGGTGCTACACGCTCAAATCCTTCTACAGGTGTCATAGCTGCTACTTCTCCAGGGTATGCCTGTGCAGCTATAATACTACCGACAATCACAAGGGTTCCATTGGAGAACTGTCTGTTATAGACAGACTTGATTCTCTCTATTGTTTCTTTACCTTCTTCTGTTCCTATGAACTCTGTCCGGATAAACAGATCAGAAACTTTTCGCTCTTCTGCCTTGGCATTGATCAGCACAGAAGTAGGTACGGTGATTAGTGTGCCGTCCATATCCTGCATGGTGACAGGATGCGGAGTTGTGTTCACTACTACTACGTTGTTGCTGAATGCAACAAAATTGACAGTTCCAATTTCCCTTGTTTTCTTTTCTAAATTAATCATATTTTCCTCCTGCCTTTTAGAGTGGCATAACTCATAGATTAATGCTCTATCAAGGTTTGACCTTGCCTTGTCTACTCCTCGTAGAAATAGAGCATCTGCTTAGGCAACTAAGCAGTAGAATACAAAAAGTGCATTTTCAAAATTGCCTTGTATAGAGACAAATTCTACAATGGACTCAAAGTATTCCGTTTCCGTCTTCCCTTGCTTCCAATATGGACAGTATTTTCGCCATGTTGTATAGCTGGGGTAACAGTTCTTGAGCAAATAATCGCTCATTTGCTTGACTGCCCTTGCTTTGCGTTGGGTAGTCCAAGAATTGTAAATCATAGAATCACCTCCGCTGGAGATAATCCTCACCTACATATTCAAGAGCTTCCAAGTCTTCTTCTGTCCAGACATAATCTGGGTTTGATTTTAACTGTGCAATTGCCTTGCACAGGTCCTGATACCCTATCAGACCTCTTTTAAAGTTTTTCAGCATACTTTTCACCTCCTCTTTTCGTATGGACTGATTTTAGTTCCTTTTGGCTTGTAAGCCATTTGCGGTTTATTCTTGCCTGTACTCCAGTAACATTCATGGAAAGTAACTTCCATGTCATTGATAGCCCCTGAAATATGACTATGCTGACGGAACTCCCAGCCTACTTTGCGTTCCTTTGGGAGACAGGAAGTAAGACCTACAAGCTGCTGTGGAGTCATTTCCTTGCGCAGATATAGCCCGTTTTTCTGGACATAATCTACGATTTCCTTTGCTAGTACATGTGTGCTAGGGGAAATTTTAGCTTTTTTCCACTGAATAAAACCAGTGTCATCCATAACAGACATATATACCACAAACGGGTACTGTTTAATCTGTCGGCAGAGGACAAAGCGTTTGCCTTGACCTCTAATAAACAAAGCACCTTTAGGGAAAGTAAGCCCGTAGTGCTTTTCTGGATTTTTCATGGTTCTAATGTTATACATGTTGCACCTCCAGATTCACAAGGTCACCCAAACGAACATAGAGATGTTCTGGGTATACTGGTTTACTAGCTGCGAGGTCTTTTTTCAGACCTTCCACTACTTTCGTGTAGTGGTAAACGGTTTCTGCGTCTTGACAGAAAATTGCCTCGTTGATGAGTTGCTCACAAGACGCAATGCGAGCTTTTAATTCTTTACGGTTCATAGTTTTTCCTCCTATTGCTCTTTTTAAGGCTAGAGCATGACCCTATCATGTTCTTATTCCTACCTATAACCGAAGTCATAGGCAGAGTATAAGCTCATGATTTATAAACTTGTTTATGCTACAACTTCGACTTTATCAGCTCTTGACAGCAGGTAGACTGTCAGTAAATCAGTAACTTTATTAGCAACTACACGCTGACTGAAGTCCTCTTTATAGTCGAACTCACCGATTTCTACAGTGCCGTCTTTTTTCTGTGACACTTTACGGGATGCACCACGCTCAAAGGAAGCTATGAAGTGGCGAATATCAGACCCAGCCATATCAGAGGCTTTAAGCTTGAGACCATCAAACCAGTCACCAGACTGACCAATGAAAGTACGGAATGAGTCTCTGAGGGCTTTATTGAGTCCAGACATACCCTTGCCTGACTGATACCAAGTAGCAATGGTTTTACCAAGGGACTCAGGAACTAAGTCAGAGTCTAAGCCCATTTTTGGCATTACTGAATGACAAATCAGAGTAACAAAGATTTTATCGGTGTCTGGTAAGTCCTTGAATGTGGTTTCGTCACACTGGCAAGCCTCAAGATTGCTATTGGCAGTGATAAAGTCTTCACGCAGGTCAGTGGCTTTTTCAGTCCAGCCTGCGAAAGCTGTTGACATTTCAATATCTGAGTACTCAGCCCAGTCCTTGCCTGGATAGAGTTTTTCACCCTCTGAAATAAGGTCTGACAGTTTCTTAGTGCCTAACTTAGTAGCAAGAATCCGCTGTTTTTCTGCGGTCATAGTTTTGAATGTTACGAGGTCTTTCACCTGCGCTTTTACGTCCTCATGGCAGTTTGCTGGCATTTCTAAAGCATTGATAATTAAAGCTGATTTTAACATAGTATCTTCCTCCTGAATTTAAAATATTTTTGCGCACTTTACAAAAGTGTTTATAGCACTTGCAGGACTTGCACCTACTGATAGCTATATCTATAGTGCTAGACCTTCCGCCTTAGATACGGATAGAATCAATAAAGACGTCAACCATTTTTGCAAGGTGTGCGCTTTGCACTGTATACCCTGCGCAGGTTATGTCTGAATGAGCAAATTGTAAATCATACCGTAACACGTCGGAAACCAACGTGTCTGTTAAAACAGAGGCATATTATCGGGAATCACAATAAAAATGATTTACAAAGTTGTTTATAGTTGCGTACCGTACTGAAATGTTAGTCATAGCCCACCTGCTGACTCCATCCTGCATCTTCACAAGATGATTTTTTATCCCCTACCCTGTCATCTCTTGCTGTCGAAACCTTCTTTCCCCCCTATAAAAGCGGAAGCCGTTCGAGTCCACTAACAAGATATCCCAGACTTCGGGAAATGGTTCAATTGATATCGGTTTAGAAATACCGCTTATTATCTGCTAACAAGTGCCTATGCAGTGTTTACGTCCTGCATAGTGGACGAATCATAATTACCACTCCTTTCTCCTGTCGATGTACCTATCTTACTACTGTAACAGTAGTTTGTCAAGTACTTTTTTCAAAAAAGTTTTATTTCTTTCTTTAGGTATTTTTGAGTGGATACCTAACCACCGCTTGAACTTGCCGACCGCCTTTCCTTATCGACACGCTTATCATACTACTGTAACAGTAGGTTGTCAATACTTTTTTGAAAATATTTTTATTTACACGTTTATAAAAGCCCGCAAACCCGTATAAACACTGGGAAAATTGCATGAAAAAAAGTTTTTTCGTGAAAAATTACTTCCTATTAAAGCGAAAAATAAAGGTTGTCCAGATCATATTGTCTGCATACAGAGTGCAGTATGTATTACACAGTGTATAAATATACAGTATGTCAGACGTATGACAAGATGTGATTATATACGGATTGTAAGACGTATTAATGGAAGTAGTATAGATGAACTATACAAAGTAATACGTCTTATAAAAGATAATATGTCAGATAATATATATAGTTTATTCAATTATGTCTGCAATTCGTGATTTAACGAAAGCTGCTACTGCAATATTGTTAGAATCACAATATTGTTTGAGTTTTTCGTATTCGTCAATACGCAATGCGACACCTATACGTTTTAAGTTCTTTTTATCCCACTCTTTTACATATTTCTTGTTATATTCATAATTCGACATAAATTATAGCCTCTTTTCTATTCAATTTGTTGAATTGTATATGCAATTAAACTTCTAGCAAGAATTGTTAGTTAATTTGCTACAAAAGAAAACAATTATCAGAAACATTGAGCTTTAAAGTAAAATTGTATTCACAATCTTAAAAACACTATGGTTCGATCAGAGAAACCAGACACAATTCAATACAATTCGTTATATTGACTGAATATTCTGATTACTTTAGTACTGTAAAATTCTGTAGTATTATCACTGCAAGATTTTTCAATTGTAAAATTTCAATACTGTAAAATTTTGCTACGGTACGAATGCTACACACTGATTTATTAAAGTATACTAGGGCTATCCACTTTTACGCTTTAAAGCCTTGAAAACAGGGCGTTTGTAAAACGATACATCTTACCATTGCACAATTCATAGCATTCCTACCACTTCAGTCAGAAACAACCAAAATCAGCCCAAACTGTTCATATCCGCCCACTAAAGGTTTGAAAATAAGCATTTTCGCACGTTTTAAACCGGGGGTACTTATGCCAAATTTTCCTTAAAAATGCAGTGTTTTCCGGGGATGCAGAGCTTTTTTGACACCAAGTTCAGATTTCGGATCCATGTTCCCAGTTTCTCCGATCATCACATCTCTCTCACTCGATTTCCAGATCAGAGTTTCTTCCTTATTATATATGTTTTCCTGATTCACCTGTTTTTATTTTTCTAAACAAGTTTGTAAAATTCTGTTGACTTTTTTCATGGTCAGTGCTATAATACACTTATCCCGAAAGGGATAGAAATCACAGGAGGCATATATGAACGACATTACTTTTTTAGGTATCAATCTTACCCAAGAACTCCAAAAACAGCTAGATTCCCACAGATCAGCTATTTTATCTACTGCACCTCCAGATGCAGTAAAAGGCTACAATCTAGGTGTACAAAACACTCTTCTACTCTTAGATTCACTTCTCTCATCTTTCGAACCCAACGAATTCCTGATCAATACTACAGATTCCCACTTAACTGAGTATGACTATGATGAGCTTGAAGCTTTAACCCGTAAACAAGTTTATAAATCATAAGGAGTATTTTATATGAAGACTTTTACTAATACCCACACATTACTATACCACACTAATGATTCAATTTCAATCCCTCTCAGATACTCTATCATTGAAGGCACCACATGGTTCATCGGTAAAGATGTTGCAGCTATCTGTGGTTACAAAGACACCTGGCGAGCTATAAAATACCATGTTTCACCTGAAAATACCGATCATACTATTTTTAATTCCCGTAAACTTATCATCATTAACTACGCAGGTTTCAAAGAAATAGATCCTACCGAAGAACATCTAAACTGGTTTATAAATCATCTTTCAGAAGCGTCTACGCCAACAGAAGCCCCAACAGTGTTCAATCATCCAGAATTTGGTGAGCTGAGAACTGTTGAAATCTCAGGGGAACCATGGTTCGTAGGTAAGGATGTAGCTGTAGCATTGGGATATTCAGATACCACACAAGCTATTAGAAAGAATATTTCTGATGAAGATAAGATGACCCGTCCCGGAGACGCCCCATCTATTATAGACAGTTTTGGAAGAACTCAACATCCCGTTTGGATCAACGAATCCGGTCTCTACTCCCTTATCCTCAGCAGCAAGCTTCCGTCAGCAAAAGAGTTCAAGCATTGGGTTACCTCAGAAGTACTCCCGTCCATCCGTAAGACAGGGGGCTACGTTAACCCATCACAATCCGATCTTTTCCTAGACACCTATCTTCCATTTGCAGATCAGAACACTCGACTTCTTTTTAAAACTACTCTTGATACTATCCAGCAACAGAACAATACAATTCAGCAGCAGAATCACACTATTTCACATCAGGAAGACATCATTCGTAATCTTACATCAGATATTCCATTAGCAGATAAACGTCAGATCCTCAATAGAATTGTACGCTTCGGAGGAAGTCCTCATACACGTTGGCCATTCCTCTACAGAGAGTTCGACAATAAGTTTCATATGAATACTAAAGTACAGCTTGAACATTACAATGAGACACATAAGCCTAAACTGCAGAATCGTTTAGATTACATAGAGCACATTGGAATGTTTAATGATCTAGCTGAGATTGCATGTGTAATCTTCGGTCCAGACATTGAGAAACTGTCTGCTCAGTATTATGAAATCTGTAAGTAAATTTTGATTCTACAGTGAGAGGCTTACAACTTTACAGTGAGCCTCTTACAAAAGAAATTTGATCCATATACTCGAATAAAACTATTATATAGGGGGTAAGAAAGTTGATTGACACCACAAAAATTTTACCAGGTCAAGAATTTAAAAATATGCAGGAACTGTCAGTAGCTCTTACTGGTCAGAAGATGCCTGCCGGAAACAGATATGTTGTCAGAGTCAATGAAATGAAGAAGTATCTTTCATGGGATAAGATTCCTGGAAGCAACAGAATTATTATTACTGATGTTCATGCTAAACAGGAAAATAAATATATTCCAAGAGGTAGATATAATTCACAGATTTTGTCCAATATGAAATATTTAGAATTAAATAAAAAATATACTATCTATGATTTATACGAATTGCTCGGTATGACAAGTGAACGTTTTACTAAACCTAAGTATTTTTTAGATAGCGTGAACAATACAAAGTTGTCTTTGTCTACTTATAGGTACTTCTATAAAAAGTTAAATGCTACTCTCACACAAATGTTATATATTAACTTAAATATATTCGCTGAAAAAGGATGCATCTCTTACTATAGAGATTATTCATATGAGTTTGAAAAAGGTTATAAACCTGTAGATATACCAAAAGGTTATATGGAAAGTGTTAAACAAGAAGCTTTGGCACAATTTTCTTATGATAATGAATGGTCTGTAATTCATAGCTCCAAGAGTCAGGAATACAAGGATTATATTTTAAAGAAATTGTCGCCTTATCATGTTAAACATTTCAATAGATGTTTTGTTTTTACTGACATAAAAGAATTTATTCAATTGCCTGAGGCTAATAAAACAGCAATGAATAAGTTAATTTTGGAAAAGTTAACCAATTATAGCCATCATTTTGAACCATGCAACCAGAAAAAGATTCAATCCATTATTTTTTCCACTGTTCCCCTTCAATAGAGCGAAAGGCGAAGCCTGAGGTCTGAACACATGAAAGTTTTTTCAGCGCTACTTTCTACACTCGGCGGTTAAGCGCCTCGCCTAAAGCAGCTGCTTCTGAAAAAATTTTGCGTTCAGACGTTGATTGTTTTTGTTGGTGAAAAGTTTTCCATCGAACATAATATAATTAATATATTTTTATTTAATTACTATATCTCAAGTAGAAAAAAATGGTTTTCTTGAAAAAGGACTGAGCGAAGCGAAGAACTTTTGAAACCGTTATCTACGTTAAAAAAGGAAGGAATGATTACAATAGCAAAGCAGAAAAAATGTAAAAGATACTTATTCAAGCTCCACAGTGAACGTCTTCGTAGATCACGCTGGAAGCTAGAATATCCATTAGAGGAAGCTCTAAACACAGAAGACATTATTTCTCTGTCTGATAGCCAGATTCTCAGATTCATTGATGAACTCAACGGAGACACCAGTGAAGCCAGAGAAGAAGAAGCTTCTTATATAAAGAAAGAAATCAAGCGTCTCAAAAAATCTGATTCTTCTAAGAAAGATACTCTCATAGCAAATCTCTATAAAAGATTCTATAATCTTCAATTTGTTCCAGATTACATGTGTCTGATCATTGATAAAATGTCTGATTATAACAGAGCCAATAAAGGCTTTTCTATCAATGGAATAAAATATCACAGACTCCTAGGCACCAACGGGGGCATAAAGAATTCTACTATTGTTTATGTCTCTGAAAGGCTATATCCCCAGCTCTATGAGCGTCTCTGTTGCGGTAGGAACCTAGAACAAAAATTTGTGCCAGCTAAACTTGAAGCGTACCAGGCACTGATCTGTTCCGGTAGTATTCCAGTAAGTATGCCAAAAGGGATCATAGTCGTTCCTGATTGTATCACTCATTTCACAGAAGACATTATTCGTGTAGATGACTCTCAGTCTGATGAACCAATAGTAGAGTTCCTCAAGGATCAAGAAATAGAGCTTACGGAATCAGACGGTTACGGAATCATGCTTCCATCACTCTCTTACCGTTGGGCAAGAGAACTTGACGAAGAAGAAGATTTTTTATCTGGCTGTAATCTCAGAGGACTCCCATGGACAAAGGGCATGGTTTTCACAATGGATTATTTAGCTTTTGGGGAATCTATAGCGAAAAACTTCTATATAAAAGATGCCTGGGGAGATATGAGAGATATCAGAGAGTCTGAACTGATTATTACTACTTCTATGCTTAAATTATGGGATTCCTACTCTTCTTTCGAAGATTACTGGTCCAATGTAAAAAAATATCATTATCAGATATCTATAGCCAAGACTGCTCCTGCAAGACTTGATGAGTACAGAAGCACAAATTACCAGTTCCTGCAGAATTACCACCTTACACCGGAAGAAGTAACTGAATTGGTCCGTCCTACAGTAGAAGAAATTCAAGAAATCCTTGGATTAGATTACAGGAAGTCACTCCTATTTCTGAGAGGAACAAATCTTACAGAAGATTCCTATATTGATGAAGAACCGTATATCAATGCTCTCATGATTGAGCCACAGATGATTCATGATCCTTACATCAGAGATAGAATCTACAATATGATAAAGAAAAAAATCAGACAGGCCAAGATTGGTGTACTCAAAGTGAGGGGTAACTTTGCCATCATTGGAGGGGATCCGTATAGCTTGATGCAGAGTATCTTTGGTTTACCGGTCACAGGATTGCTCCACGCTGGGGAATGCTGGCATAAACATTGGCTTGATCGAGGAGTCAGCGAGGTCTGCTGCTTCAGAGCACCTATGACAAGCAAATACAATGTGCGTAAGCTTAAGATAGTAGGGACTCCTGATATGACTTATTGGTATAGATATATAAACACATGTATGTTGTTAAACTCATGGGATAGTACTAAAGAAGCTCTCAATGGAGCCGACTGCGATGGAGATTTAATGTTCACTACTAATAATGACATCTTACTTAAGCATACAGAAAACTTGCCTCCGATCTATTGTATCCAGCGCAAAGGAAACAAAGTAGTTCCGACTGAGACAGATATGATACAAGCTAATAAAGGTTCTTTCGGTGATGCGATTGGTTCTATTACTAATGTTATCACTTCACAGATATGCCTACAGGCAAGGTTCCCGAAAGACAGTGAGGAATATAAAGTCTTAGACTACAGGATATTGTGTGGGCAGATGTTCCAACAGAACTCTATTGATAAAGCTAAAGGAATCATCGCTAAACCTATGCCAAAACATTGGTATGATAATAGCTACAACCGTATAGAAGAAACAGATACACCAGAAGAAATATCTAAGAAGGAATTCAATCAGAGAATTTGTGCAGATAAGAAGCCGTACTTCTTCATCTACAACTACCCTACTCTTATGAAAGAATACAAAGACTACATCAAAACATCAGATGCCGTGAGCAGGTCCAGATTTAATATTCCACTGGAAGAGCTGCTGTCATCACAAGAGTTGACTGAAGAACAGGCAGAGTTTCTTAAATTCTATAAAGAATTCTATCCAGTCAATGCAGAAACCTGTGTAGTCAATGAACTCTGTTGGGAAATTGAGAAAACACTGGCTAATGTAAAAGAAAGTAAGGTACCGTTTGACAGTTCTATTCTGAAGTCAGATGCCACCTACACAAATAAGGATAAGGCTTTTATAAAACGTATCTATGATAAATATAACAAAACTTATGCAAACAGAATGAGTCGCCATAGCTCTGTGTATGAAGATACTTCTTTAACTCCTATTGGAATGACTTTTGAATCAGAGTGTGCAGAATATGTTCCAGACGCAGAAAAGCTTTGTAACATTCTGGTTGATTTGGGATATAACACAAAAAAGGGTAAGACTTTCGTCTGGGAGATGTCCGGAGATACTGTTATTGATAACCTTCTTTCTCGGACAGATGGTTATGCGCAGTTTCCTGTAAAGGATCCAGACGGTGATATAGAGTTTTGCGGCGAACACTTCTCAATGAAAAAAGTAAAAATGAAAGGCGAAGAATAATGGATTTAATACTCAATGAAAAACAATATATAGAAAAAATGTTAGAACTCGGTGATTGTAGTCCTAAAGATTTAGGAGCAAACATAGCTCTTCTAACTAGATATATGTATCAGGAAAAGTATACTCAGAAAGAAATTTATAATGGTATAGAAGAATTTGCTTCCAAAGTAGATTCTGATTTTGATATCAATAACTGGTACTCATTTATAGACAAATGTATTGGTAAAGCTAAGAAGAGAGATCTGTTGAGCATTGATTATATACCTATTACGCAGAAAGAGTTAGATACTATCAAGGAAATCAAGAATCCTGCCAGGGAAAGACTTGCATTCACTCTTTTAGTCATTGCCAAGTTTAACAATCTAAAATCAGAAACCAATAATAACTGGATCAATTATTCTATGGACGTATATTTCAACCTTGCCAGAGTAACTTGTAAAGTAGATGATCGTCCGTACATGATTTATGACTTAAAGGAATTAGGGTTGGTTGAAGTGAGTAAAAAGATAACTCGCTTCAATATAAGAATCACATTTGTTGATAATGAGTCTGATCCGGTGCTTAAAATTACAGATATGCGTGAGTTGGGCTATCAGTATCAGAACTTAGGTCCGAAGTCTAAGATAAAACTGTGTAAACGCTGCGGAAAGCCGTATAAAGTGAAATATTCTAAAGGCGGTTCGCCTTATTGCACCGATTGCCAGAATAAAAGTGCCAAGGATGAAACAAAACTTATTACGTGTGATTGTTGCGGTAAAGAATTTATTGCAGTATCCAAAAATAATCGTTCTGTACTTTGTTCCGAATGTCAACAAAAAAATGATCGAAAAAATCATAGGAAGCGTCAGGCCCGCTATATGGCGCAAAAATGACGCTATCAAATTAAACCAATGTCTCCGCAAATGCGCTCTACAGGCGCGTTTGCGAGATTTCGTTGATTGAGTATATATGAAAGGGAAGATATAAGGATGAAAAACAATAATAGACTTTATTTTGCCAGACAGAAATTTTTAGGAAAATGTCCTGTCTGTGGGAAAACATTGAAAAAAGTAGATGGCGTAAATATCCTCCGCTGTGACAACGCAGCCTGTTCCGGTGTGACTGTGAGAAGAAATGGGGAGTCTTCTCAGGAACCTTACTACAGGATGCTGAATGACAGGGGTATGGAAATCTACGAACATCTATTTAATAAAAAATAAATTATAGAAAGAGTTGATTATTATTAAACCGATTTCTAAGAAAGAAATTGAAAAACTAATGGACAAAGGTATCATTAGAAACACGCACAAAGGTTACATTAATAAAAAAGGATATCATGTAGGATATTATAAGACCTCAGGCAATAACAGATATATTGAGGACTACTATGCTGATAAAGCAAAATCACTGTAAAGGAGTGCCTAACTATTACTAAATTTTATGATACTAATGCTCTCCTGAATCTCCAGGAGGCAGCATTCAAAGAAAGATTCTTCATCTCTGATGAAACTCTTAGAGAAATCGAAAATATCAAAACATCCTCTCGGAAAGATGAGGATATCAAATACAAAGCTAGACATATAACTCGTCTTTTAGATCAGAATCATGATCAGTATTCCGTAATAAATTATAATTTTGAAATGGAAAAACAACTGTTAAATTTTGAATTGGATCCAGTTAGACCAGACAACAGGATTGTTTTTAGTGCTTATACTCTATCTAAAGTTCAGGATATTGAATTCATTTCAGATGATTTGTGCTGCAAAAATATTGCAAGGAAAGTCTTTAACCTGCCAGTGTATGGAATCGTAGAGCCTACTAACGAGATATATAAAGGATATAAAGTAATTAAAGGTGATACTAATGCTATCAATCAGGCTATGGCTGAACTAGATTATTCAACTTGGTGCACCAATGAATATCTCATTATTGAAAATACTGACGATGGCACTACTAAAGAAATGCGCTATGATGGTCAGGGGTTTGTGGCACTAAAACTGCCATCTTCCAAATTTATTAAAGCAAAAAACTCTTTACAACGTTGTGCATTAGATATCTTGAATAACCCAGATATTACTATCGCTGCTATTCTCGGTGGTTACGGCAGCGGAAAAACTTATCTTTCTATGCAAATGGCACTATACAATGTAAAGGAGAAAGGCAGAAATAGTAAAATCTTAGGTGTACGAGAAGTTTCTGGTGAAGGTAAAGAGATCGGATTCCTTCCAGGCGACATGGAAGATAAAGTTGGGAGATTCTTTGAACCACTCTCTCAGTCTCTTAATGGCGGAGAGTTTGAATTACAGAGTTTGAAAGTATCTGGTGTGTTAGATACTAATGTACCGTTCTTTATGAAAGGTACTACTTATAATGACACTGTTATTCTCTGTGATGAAGCAGAAGATTTATCAGAAAGTCAAATTAAACTTATTGGTACACGACTCGGAGAGAACAGTAAAATTTATCTTGCAGGTGATTACAAACAATCCCTGTTAAGTAAAACGATTAATAATCCTCTCATTAAAATGTGCAATGAGTTTAAAGGAAATGAAAAATTTGGATGTATCTATCTTGGAGAAGATGTGCGATCAGAAACCAGTAAACTCTTCGCTGATCTTTTCGAAAAGGATCACTTCTAAAAATATAAGGATTACAAGGAGAAACATATGGAAGAATTATTTGATTTTCCAATTATGAAAAGTGGAGTAGATGAATTAGTTGCTGATATCATCAAAAGCAACTATGACAATCGTAGATTAATCATTAACGATGAAATCAATAACAATCTATTAGAGTCCATCTGTTTATATATTTTGAAATATAATCAGGAAGATAAAGATGTTCCTGAAGATAAAAGAAAGCCTATTTGGATTATTTTAAATTCAGTAGGTGGAGTCGTAAACTTCGGAATGGGACTCATTGATTGTATTAAACATAGTATTACACCTGTTTATTGCTTAATAATTGGAATGGCTGCAAGTATGGCAAGTTATATTCCAATGGTCTGTGATAAATCATATATCTTTCCTAATAGTACAATTTGTATTCATGACGGACAAACCGGTATTATGCAGACTTCCAGAAAAGCAAATGACATCATGAATTTTTATAATAAATGTGATGAAAGATTAGCTGAACTTGTATATGCCAATACCTCTATTACCAAAGATTTTTTAGACGGTATTGCTGATCGAGAATATTATATGTTCCCAGAAGAAGCTAAAGAATTGGGAATTGTTGATACTATTGTTGGTGTCGATTGCCCTATTGATGAAATATTATGAAATATTCTAAAAAGGAATTGATTGCTAAGGTTTCAGAAAAAACAGGCTATCAAGAAGAAAATATAGCTGAAATATATGAAGCTTTAGAAGAAACTGTGTATGATTTACTCCTGTCAGCAAATGAACATAAGGATGTAGAAATTCGACTGTTCACAGGATTTGGTATGTTTAGTAAATTAGTACCAAGTCATGAGAAAAAGATGCCTGATGGAGAAATTAAAACAATAGAACCTACTTTAAAATTCTCTGCACGTTACAGTGCTCGCTGGAGGAAAGATAATATTAAAGAGTACAGAGAAGCTTTAAAATTGTGGGAAAGAGTGAAAGGAAGAAAAGGATGAATGGAGTAGAAATTAAAACAACAACTACTACCCAGATGAAAATCAAGAAGGCTACAATTGATGAACAGGGAGCTGTTTACGTAGATGGCGAGGTAGTTGATCTTATCAACGCACTGAAGAATACATTTGAAGGCTGTATTTTTGATTTAGCTGTCACAGAAAAAACAGAGGTCCCTGTAGAGGACTGATGTTGAGTGTCCTGTGGTATATATTGCATTGAGAATAAAATAAATCACAAAAAGTATGTTGGTCAATCTATTGATATTAAATCACGATGGACTCAGCATAGACATACAAGTTCTTTAGTAAGAGATACATTTCTTTATAGAGCAATGGATAAATACGGTATTGAGAACTTTGATTTTTATATACTTGAAGAATGCCAACCTGACGAGTTAGATATTAAAGAAATTTATTGGATAGCTACATTAGATACATATAATTATGGGTATAATATGACTCTTGGTGGATCAGGCTTGGCAGGTTACAAAGCTTATAATAGAAATTGTATTCCTAAAAATTTTGGAATGCTTTCTAATGGTGTAGACGAAACTGTACCTATTATAAAGTTAGATACTAACTATGAAGTGTTAGAGTATTATGTAAGCGTACAGGACTGTGCCAGAGCTAATGGCATAGCTTCCACAAACATTTCTAAAACTGCATCAGGAAAAAACAATACATGTCATGGATATATTTTTATGTATTTCAATGACATTAAGGATATGACCACTGATGAAATTATTTCTTATAGATTACATCAAAGAAAGAATTATAAAGATTCTACCCTAAAATCTATAGATCGAATCTCCTCTTCTGGAGAAATTATCAATAATTATGAAAGTATTAGTCAAGCAGCTAAAGAATTAAATTTAGATCCATCTTCTATAAGCAAGGTGTGTAAAGGAAAACTAAAACAAACTCACGGCTATAAATTTAGATATGCCGTAGTAAATAATAAAGAATAAAAGGAGAAATAATTATTATGACAAAAGCAGAAGTTATTACAAAAGTAGCAGAAACAACAGGAATCACAAAGAAAGATACTGGAGCAATGGTTGACGCATTTCTTCAGGTTATCACTAATGAACTGGCAAGCGGAGGAAAAGTAGCATTCACAGGATTCGGTTCTTTCTCAGTTGTTGAAAGAGCTGCTAGAGAGTGTCGTAATCCGCAGACGGGAGAAACTATGATGACAGAAGCTCATCTTGCACCTAAATTCAAAGCCGGAAAAGCATTAAAAGATGCAGTGAAATAAATATTAAATTGCTGACCTGGTGAATTCCAGGTTGGCGATTTGTCCGGTTAGTCTAGCGGTTAAGACACTGCGCTTTCAATGCAGTAACACGGGTTCGATTCCCGTACCGGATGTTTGTATATTTGAGAGTTGTGGGTAATCTCAAATGTCATTTTCCGTATAGTTGTTTCTTTGGGGAGAACTGGAACTCCCCCCTCCTATTCTGCAAAGTAAATTCACAAGGTGTGGAACCGACCTGCTAAGTCGTGTGATCCGACAGGATTGAGTTTCGATTACTCTGCTTTGCGTTACAAGATATGTAGATTACAGCCCACCTCCTGTGGGAATTCGTAGGTGAAAATCCTACCATGTAACTCTTGGTTACGTGATTGTAGCATATCATGAATATAAAGATAACCGGATTGATTCCGGTTGAAAGGCAGGACTACTCTCCTGCCTTTTACTTATAATTAGGAAATGGCTGCGGGGCGGCCTGACAATCTGGAAAGACAGATTAATGTTGCGTGTCCGGTAGGTCGAGGGTGCAGTCTTGAAAACTGTCTGGGTGTAAAAGCCTCTGGGGTTCGAATCCCTAACGCAACGTCCGGGAGAACGGTAGAGATGGAGATCTACGGCGGTCTGTAAAACCGTTGCAATTGCTTTGAGTGTTCGAATCACTCTTCTCCCATGAGGTTGACAAATTAAATCAAAATTCCATAAAACAAGTAGATAAGTTTTACTATGAGATGTGTATACGCATGGATTAGGTTTATTAGAAGGTTTTGTCTCTGATTGCAACAGATAATGAGCCTTTTGAGTCTACAAATACCGCAGGTTACGTAGGATCGGTTCCTCGGAGCTTTCATAGGGCTTGTAGATGGGTTCAACTCCCATACCTGCTATTACTAAGATACTTCGGTATCTTTTTTTTAATTGGATAAAAAGGAGGTGCTCTAGTGGCACAAGAAGTTGAAAAAAAGCCTGTACCAAGAGCAAAACCTAAAGCACCTGCTCAAAAAGTTATTGATCGTGCTATTGATGAAGCTCTCTATGAAGTAGGGCGTACTAAATTTACATGTAATATGTGTGGAAAGCTGAAAGATGCTTCCGACTTTTATAAAAGTACAGATCCTCTATGTACTACTGGTGTGACAAGAATATGTAAAATGTGTGCAGCAAAGTTGGCATATTCTGAAGATTTAAAAGGCAATAAGAAAGCCCCTGATGAACAGAGTGTCCAGTTAGCGCTCAGATATTTAGACAAACCTTTCTTTCAAAAGCTTTATGATGAATCTATTCTTGAAGCTGCTAACACTATGTCTGGTCGGCCCAAAAATAATACCTGGACTAGTTATATAAAAAATATATCTATGCCACAATATAATACATTAACTTGGAAAGATGGTGATTGTGGCAATAGTTCTACTCTTCTACCGTCTATTGGGTCTGTAGATAACTCTGATGAAGTAAAAAAAATGTATAAAACCAATAAGAGAACTGTTATTTCAGCTCTTGGTTATGATCCATTCGAATCTGCTGCTGATGCAGATAAACCATTAATGTATGGAAAATTAGTAGGTTTCCTCGATGAAAGTACGCAAGACGATGAATTGAAGTTAGGTGCCTGTGTAGAGATTGTACATAGTCTTAACCAATCTGAAAAAATCAATACTGTAATTAATGCTCTGCAGAAAACTCCAGAATCTATTATAAAAAATTCTGCTACTATCAAAGCTCTTGAAGCCACTAAAAAAGACATTATGAAAACTACTCTTGATTTGGCTCGTGATAATGGAATTAGTATTAAGCATAGCAATCATAATACTAAAGGTGCTAATACCTGGACCGGGAAAGTAAAAGAGCTTAAGGAAATGAAGCTTCGTGAACAGGAAGTAAATGCTTTTGATATAGGAACTTCTCAAGGTATGCTTCAGGTTGCGGAAGCCAGTACTGCCGCAATCATGAAACAGTTGGCTTTAGATGAAAATGACTATACTGAAATGATATCTACTCAACGTCAGAAGGTGTTGGAATTAGAAAATAAATGTGATGCTGCGATTGAAGAAGCACGTATTCTTCGTAGAGAGAACGATGATCTAAAAAATTTTCTCAGAGATAAGAAATTGATTGATGAAAATGATGAGGTGATTGTGGAATGAAACAGACTGATTCTGGTATATGGGTTCCAGATACACCTACTATTTTTGTTAAGCCTACAGAAGAAATCATTTCTCAACGAAAAATGGAAGGAATGCAGAAACTTTCTGAAATTAAACAATGGGGATTAAGAAATCCAACCAAATTTATGGAAAGATTCATAGGCGTTGACCTTCTTGATGTGCAGACCTATACATTTATGAATTCTTGGGATAAGATGTATGCTCTATGGTTATGTACCAGAAATTATGGAAAATCGACATTGCTTGCATTATATTACATGACAAGAGGTATGCTTCTTAATAATTGTAGATGTTATATATGCGCTGGCACCAGTGACCAGTCCATAGAAACTTTTGAAAAGATTGTATCTATCGCTAAAAATGAAATTGAGTCATTTACTGGATTAACTGATGTATTTAGGAATGAAGTTGTCATTAATATGACCAATAATGATGGTTTTATAAGAAATCCTGCAGGTTTTACTTATAGATTGTATAATGGTAGCTTCGTTAAAACACTTAACAGTAACGTCAACGCGAAAAGAGGAAAACGTGCGGAAGCAGTTTGTTTTGATGAATCTGGTTTCCTGGACGAAGAAGTATTTCAGGTTATTGAACCATATACAGCTCAGGATAAGAACTTTAAAATGGGTGGAAGTGTAAATGTAACTACTCTTCCTAAAGAATTGCCTAACCAATTACTCTACACTTCAAGCGCCAGCACTACTGATTCTTACTTTTATAAAAAGTATAAAGAATACAGTAAAGCTATGATCTGGGGTTCCAAAGACCATTTTGTAGCAGACATCAACTGTGAGATTATGTTTAATGCTACATATAGAGGTAAGATTTATCCAGCATCTCTGTTAACCAAAGAAAAGGTTGACAATGCAATGCGTGAGAATAAAGAAAAAGCTCTTCGTGAGTATTACAATATATTCACTTCTGATGGCGGTGCAGATGCCATCTTCAAACGTTCTATGATAGTAAAAAATTCTACTATCCGTCCCCCAATTATGTTTAATGATACAAAAGACAGACTTTTTGCCTTAGCATATGATCCAGCTAGATCTATGGATAACTCTTTTGTTCTTGTTGGAGAATATTATAAAGATTCTTCAGACAATTGGAGAATGCGTATTGCTAATGGTATTAATTTTATGGATCTTAGTAAAAAGAATAAAACTCCTATGCGTACGCCTGAACAGGTCAAGAAATTGAAACAACTAATCCTTGACTATAACGGTGATGGAGTCGATGACTATACAAACATAAGTAATATCTTTATAGATGCTGGTTCTGGTGGTGCCGGTGTTAATATTGCAGATTATCTTATGGAAGATTGGTATGAAGAAGGACATGAAGGTGAACAGAAATATTTACATAGAGGTCTTATAGATAAAGAACAGTCGTCTGATTATGTCAAAAAATTTCCTAATGCTGTAGATAAAATTAAATTATTACCGCCTACTATGTATAAATCTATTATCTATGAAGCTGCTATTGAAATGATGAGACTTGATCTCATAGATTTCACTGCTGAGTATGATAATAAAGGATATTTAACAATGCTAGATATAGACGAAAAAGAAATGGCAAAAGCAAAAAAAGATTTAATTGCTAAGTATAAAGATAAATCTATGTCTAAAGGTGAATTAGATCGTTTAGTTGAAGAAGAACTTCAAGAAAGAAATTTGGCCTCAACTAAAATTTATAAACTATCTCCTGATGAGGAACTTGGTCTAGTACAGATCGACTCGCTAAAGGAGGAAATGGTTAATATGGTACGAAAGAAACGAGAATCTGGTAAAGATGGCTTTGAACTGTCTACAGAGAAGCAAAACAAATTGCATGACGATCGTTCGTATTGTTTCTCAATGCTCTGTTATGGACTCTCAGAACTTCGTAGAGAACATATTAAAAATAAGAAACGTCCCAAAAAAGAAAATATAGCTGCTGCTATGCCTATTCGTAAAGGTGTAGTAAGAAAAATGTTTAGTTAGGAGGTGAGACATTGGCTATTAAAGAGGAAAAAACAACTCAAGAGATAAAAAATTATGCTCTAAAACAGCAAGCTTTACAAGAGAAATTCGCTCAAGTAAAGCAAGCTGTACAGCTTATTGATTTAACTAAAACGGAAACAAGAACATTTACTGTGTTTAGTAAAGATAAACTGCGACAGTATATGCAGAACCCTAAGACCAATGAATCTAACCTTCGTAATCTAAGCAGATTCTTATATAGAGTTTCTCACAATTATAGAAGACTTATCTCCTATCAGGCAGAAATGGTAGATTTAACAGCTCTCAATGTTATTCCTCAGATAGATTTTACTGAGGATACACATGATGATGAGAAAATAAAAACCAGTTATTTCAATACTTTAGTACAACTTGATAAAATGAATATGCAGTCAGAGATTCTAAAATGTTTATTAATCGCATGGCGAGAAGATACATTTTATGGTTACACATATGAAGATGATTCCGGTTTTTTTATTTACCCTCTTGATGGAGATTATTGTAAAGTATCTTCCGTAAATTATGATGGTACTCTTAATTGTGCTTTTGACTTTAGTTATTTCAGAAGTCATACAGCCGACTTGGAATACTGGGATTCTGAATTTAATTCTAAATACAATTCTTTTCAAAATGATAACTCTCTTCGTTGGCAGGAACTGGATCCAGAAAGAACTTTTGTAATAAAAGTTAATATTGATGATCCAACACTCAATATGCCGCCTCTTTCCGGTTTGTTCGAACCACTTATTGATCTTATTGATCTCCAAAGTATTCAGTCGGTAAAAGATGACTTATCAATCTATAAACTTTTGGTTGCAAGATTAGAAACACTTACTAACTCTGACGAACCAGATGATTTCTCAGTAGATATTGACACAGCCATTGAATATTATAATAGACTAGTTGAATCTCTCCCAGATTGTGTATCTGCAGCTATCTCCCCTCTTAAAATTGAACCTATAGAGTTTCAAGGTGACCAGACTCAAGATGTTAATAGAATTGCCACTGCTACTTCGAATTTATTTAAAAATTCTGGTGGTGCACAGATTCTTGATAATAACAAAGTCTCAGGTACGACAGCTTTTACTGCTGCTATTCTTTGTGACACAATGATGGCTATTAAAACTGTCCTTCCACAGATAGAAGAACGAGTTAATAGATATCTTACTTTTGCTATTGGTGATGATCATGCTAGAGTAAAATATTTTGAGGTATCTCCTTATACAAAAGCTTCTAAAAAAGAAGAACTTATGAAATCTGGAGAACGAGGTGTGCCAGTAAAGCTAGCCGTTGCTGCTCTTGATGGCATCTCACCTCTTGAAGCTTTATCTATGGATTATCTTGAAAATACTGTTTTAAAACTTCACGAAACATGGATTCCTTTTAGTACTTCTTTCACATTGAGTGGATCTGCCTCACAGCAAGTTATTGATGGTAAAACAGATGATACAAAAGGTGGAAGACCTCAATCTGACAACCTTACAGATGAAGGTGAAAAAAGTAGAGAATCAGAAAAGTCCAGCGAACAGGAGGGATAATAGATGAACAAACATTTTATCCGAACTGCTGACCAGGAAACAGCAAGTATTTTAAAATCTATTGGCTTTCCTCAGGTCGGCTATACTAAAGGTATCTATACATTTGCAAATTGTTCATCTCTTTCTTTTGCAAATGTAAATATAGATATAAACAAGCTAACTTATACCGATATTTATTGTGCAAGTTAGTACTCCTCTTCTATGAGGATAAAAATACACAATAGAAAGGAGGCTAACATGAAGAAAAAAGTACTTACATTAGATGATCTCTATTCTTTTTTTGAACAGAGGAATCAGACAACTGTATTCAGTGCCAAAGAGTCTGGATATAATATTGCAGTTCAGGTTCCGGCAAAATTTGAATTAGAAGATTCTGATGAAGATGATGGTTTTTTACGAACTAAATTCAAAGTAAATCATTTATATGAAAATAGAAATAAATCTTATATATCTGAAGAAGCTCAGTTAGAAGCTTTACCGTCTTTACACTATAGACCAGTTCTGGCCGCTATTACCACTTTATCTGATGGAACTACTGATTTTACTTCTCATGCTATGGAATTTGATGATGAAGGAAACATTACATACATTGAGCAACCTATTGGTGTTTTTGTCAATCCTGAAGGATATCATCTTGAGTATGATAAAGAACATGATAAAACATATGTTATTGCCGATGCGGTAATTTATAACGATTATTGTGCTCCAGCATGTGAAATTATTCAGCGTAAACAAGGAAGTAAAGTAAGTTGTGAATTAAGTATCTCAGAACTCTCTTTTGACACTAAGGACAAAGTGCTTCACTTAGATAAATTCAGATATAATGGTGTAACTTGTTTAGGCACTGATCCTATCACCGAGAAACCCGTTGAAGAAGGTATGGAGGGTGCCAGATTAGATATTGCTGATTTCAGTGAAGAGAATAATAGTCTTTTTACTAATACAGAAGAAAAATTACTAAAGGTTATTCAGTCTTTGCAGGAGACTCTTGCTAAGTTTGAAATTGAAGAACCAACGAAAGGAGGAAACCAAACGTTGAAACTCAATGAATTATTAGAGAAATACTCTAAAACTGTTGAAGACCTTGACTTTGATTATGAGTCTATGTCCGATGAAGAGTTAGAGGCTAAGTTTGCTGAATTATTCGAAGGTACAGAAGATCCAGACGAACCGGTAAAAGAACCAGTTGCTGATCCGGAAGCTGATCCAGAATCAAATGACAATTCAGAGTTTAGCAATAAAAAAAGATATACAAAAAAAGAAAATGGTAATACTGAAGTTACTTTTGAAATTAGTCATGAAGATGTAAGAGGTGCATTATATACTCTTCTGTCTACTTGGGAAGAAAATGATAATGAATGGTATTTTATTAATGCTACATATGATGACCATTTTGTATATAGCAACTGGGATGAAAGTAAAATTTTCCGTCAGGGCTATACAAAAGATGGTGATGCAGTATCTCTCTCAGATGAAAGAACAGAATTATTTAAAGAGTATCTTACACTTTCAGAAAAAAGTGAATTAGAAGAACTCAGAAGTAACTATGCTGCTCTTCAGAATAAAATTAATGAGTACGAATCAAAAGATAAAGAAGCTGTTCTTGGTGCTGAAATTTACACTGAACTGAAAAATAGAGAAGATTTTAAAGAACTGATCAAAAATCAGGCTATCTACAGTGTAGAAGAAGTACAGACAAGAGCCGATGCTATTTTAGGTAAATATGTTAAAGAAAAAGGCACTTTCAACTATCAGCAGAAACCTAGTGCTATTGGTTTTACTGAACCTAAGAAAGCTAAGAAACCATATGGAAGTTTATTTAAGGATTGAGCTATCAAATAGCTCTTTTTTATTGCCTAAAAATATTTAAAGGAGGAAATAAAAATGGCATCTAATTTTCAGAAATTTATGGCCACTGCTGAAAAACACGCTGTTGCTGGTAGCTCTAAGCTGAAAGCTACTATTGCAGGTCATATTTATAACATTCAGATTGAAGAAGATCTGGACAACGGATCAATTGTTGCAAAAGGCGATTATATCAAACCGGAGACTTATAAAGCTAAAGATTCTACTGGTTTTGCTGGTGTAGTACTGGATAAAGCAGCTAACGGAAATTGGTATGTAGAAGTTAAAACACCAGGAGATGCTCTGTTACTGCTCCAGGTACCAATGTTATACGAAGAGTATACTACCGCTCTTAAACATGAAAGTAATTTCTATAACGCAAATGGTGACATCGTTCGAGCATATGAGCTTTATGTAGGTGATGTGTTTGAAGTATCATCTGAAGGATTTAGTGGTACTCCTACTAAAGGTGCAACTGTAACTGTAGCAGACAAAAAGCTGACAATTGGTTAATGAAAGGAGGAATACATAATGAAACTTAATTTTTCAAGTAATGAAGTAAGAAATATTTTTGCTGAAAATGATTATGCAGAGTACTCCCAGCTTATGTTTGACACAGCTAAGGGAGAAGAAAAAGTATCTACAAAAGATGCTAATAATAAAATCAGAGAGATTATGTTCTCTGTACTTGGAGTAGATGAAAACTGCTCAAGAAAAGAACTTAGAAAAGCTATTCGTAGACATAAAATTGATGTATTTGAAATTATCGAAGAGACAGTAGAGAATCTGCTTGTTTCTGGTTGGGGAGAAAACCCATTCTTCAATGAATTTGTAGAAATCAAATCTATGGCTGACGGTGATACTAATGAGTTCTATGTACCGGATGAAGTTATTCTGACAGTGTCTGAGCTTTCCGGTAACCATCATGACCTTGACAATAATAGGGTCCGTATAGCGTAAGCTGTATGAAAAAATATGCATTTAATTGCTGGAAAATCCTAAAGCTATTCAAGCTACAACATAATACCGCATGGGTATAAATGTGAATGCGACGAAAGTAGAAAAAAATGAATAGATAGTGCATGGTTAAATCCTAAACACTTTGATAGTGGACAATCAGCAGCTAAGACCGAAAGGTAATGTTCAACGACTATCCCTTTGGTGAAGAGATTCACAACAGGAGTACGGCTCAAGTGAGTGGGTGAGAACCCCTTAAATGGAAATGGTGCGCTCGGTATATCCGGGAAAAGATATAGTCTGTTCTCATATGAAAGTATGAGGAGCTATGCTCGACAGGGTTAACGCCCCTATAAAATTATTTTCCAAAATATAAATTGAAATGAGATGAATAAATGCAAAAAGATACATTGATATCTGGTATTTATTGCATTGAAAATTTATCAACGAATAAAAAATATATTGGACAATCTGTAAATATCTCTGAAAGATGGAAAAAACATATTAGCGAATTAAATAATGGGCTGCATCATAATGATTATTTACAAAAAGCATGGAATAAATATGGCATCGAGAATTTTAAATTCTATGTTTTAGAATATTGTCCTATTGATAAATTAAACGAAAAAGAGATTTATTATATAGACTACTATGATACTCTTAATAGAGATAAAGGATACAATTTGAAATCAGGTGGTCAAGATCATAATTCTTATTCTACAGAGTCTCGTCATAAGATGAGCGAATCTGTAAAAAAGTCTTACTTAAATTCAAATCTAAAATCAATTCGAAGTTCTGATGCAATAAATCAGTGGAAAAATCCTAAAATAAAAGAAAAAATAACAGGTAAAAACAATGGCATGTATGGTAGACATCACACTGAGGAAGCGAAAAAGAAAATAGCTGAATCAAAAATAGGTAAACCATCAAGCAGAAGAAATACCACTCCTGTTTTTTGTATTGAATTAAATAAAGAATTTAAAGATGCTGCAGAAGCAGCAAAAGAATTATCACTTGATAGTTCTGCAATATTAAAAGTCTGTCGCAAGCAGAGAAAAACTTGTGGCGGTTATACATGGGAATTTTTAAATATTGGAAAATAATATAAGTTAAACATTAAGTATTAGACAGCGTCTGGCAGAAGGACAGACATTCTCTGTTAGAACTTCATGGTATGGAATCAAGATTTATGCAGAATATGAGCTGTTTATGGCAGGTCGTATTGACTGGGCTGGATTCGTACAGAAAATCTATGAAGCTTTTGACAAGAAAATTAACGATATGGTATATGCGGCTGTAATGGCAGCAGGCGAGAAGGTTCTCCCGTCTACACAGTTTAATAAGTCAGGTACACTTGCAGCAGCTACAAAAGATGAGTTTATGACTCTGATTGAAGATGTACAGATGGCTACAGGTGATGAAGTAGTTGTTATGGGTACTAAATCTGCTCTTGCAAAACTTTCTGCTATGGAAGATATTACTTGGGTATCTAATGCAATGAAAGATGAAAGACACACTACAGGCCGTTTAGGTATGTTTGAAGGTATTCGTCTTGTTGAAATTCCACAGAGATTTGCTAACAATGACACAAGTAAAAAGTTAGTAGATAATACTAAACTTCTGATTATGCCAGTAGCTGATAACAAATTTATCAAGATCTACAATGAAGGCGACGCTCAGATTAAAGAAGTATCTGATGGAAATACAAATATGGATAAAACTATTGAGTATGAATATCAGATTAAAATGGGTGTGGCCACAATTATTGGAAAGCGTTTCGGAGTTTGGACACTTAAATAAAAAACTATTTAAAGAGGTGGAATTACCACCTCTTTAACTGATTAAAAAGGAGTAATAACATGGCAACAAGAAGAGCTGCAACAAAAACTGTTGCTACTACTGAAAATACTACAAAGGAAACAGCTCCTGTTAAGACTACTAAAAAGTTTGAACAGAACGAACTTATTGAATGTCGTTCTTTAGTGCAGGGAACATTATTTATGCCTGGTAAGCAGAGTGATATTTTATACCGTTGGGATGGATATGGAGATGTTCGTGAAGTAGAATATAGAGATTTATATTCTCTTAAATCTAGCCGATCACCATATATTTATGATCCATGTTTCCAGATTGAGAATGATGAATTATTAGAGGATCCCAGATGGAAAGATGTAAAAGATCTTTATGATAATCTTTATGATGCTTCTGATATTAATCAGTTTCTTGCTCTCTCACCAGCTCAGTTTAAGAAAGCACTTGCTGAAGTTCCCAAGGGACTTAAGACAGCAATTAAAATTGAGGTGGCAACCAGATTGGATAATGGTACATTCGATTCTATTCAGAAAGTACGTGCTGTAGATGAAATTTGTGGTACAGAGTTAGAAAAAATGATTTAGGAGGTATCGTATGACCTCTTATGAAACAGTATTTAAACGATTTGAAAATAAAGTCGAAGACATAAAAGTATTGAAATTAGCATCTGATGACTGGACGGAATTGTGTTTAGAATGGCTAAATAGCGCTATTGCAATGATTGAACTTGATCAATTAAAAATAGAGCATGATTTAACTAAAAAGAATGATGTTCTATTTGAATTTGAAGATACTCTTACTAACGGAGAAATAGAGGTCATTGCTTTATATATGGTTGTTGCTTGGTATGATATCCGTTTGAATTCTTTAGAACATACTAACATGTTTTATGGTTCAAAAGATGAAGAATGGACCAGTCAAAAAGAACATGCTAATTATATTATGAGTATTCAAAAGAAATATAAAAAGGAAGCCAGAAAATATTTTAGGAATCACTCTTCCAGAAGTAATTCTTATCTGGATGGTGATCAGAATGAAGTATAAATATGGAACTTTTAATGACAATCAGTTCTCTGATTATATAGAATTACTACATAATAAAATTCATTGGCTTTTAATCTATCAAGAAAACTCTTATCCAAAACTTGATAATTATTTTAATAACTTGCAATTATATATTGCAGCATTAGCTGAATTAATTCCATCACCTTATATAATTGATTTAGCTAATACAATAGAATGTGCCAAACTTGAATTTAATAATCCTAATTTCAACCATCAGAAATATAGAAAAATAATTTTTGATGCTCATTCTATCATAGATAAAATAGGTGATAACCATGAGTGATATTTTCAAAAAAAGAATGACCTTATGCGGTGACACAGTATCAGATAGTATCCGTACTCAGTCAGACGAAATCATGCAGAAAACTTTCACTAATGACTTAGGTTACAGACAATGCAAGCTATATTCTAGGGCTATGGAATACTTAGAAGATGTTGAAATCAAATATCAGTATTCCCAAGTCTATACAATCAATAAGGACCAGGTTGAGTATCTGGCTCAATTCAGACCTGGCTATTTCCCTGAAAAGAAATATATGGATCAAGATGGTATTGAACGTTTTGGTTTTTATCTTGAAATACCGGATAAGAACACAGGTGTTCATGAGCTATGGCTTATTTTAGGGAAGAATGATAAAAACTCTTTCATAAGATATAACATTCTTAAATGTAATTGGATGTTTAAATGGATAAAGAATAAACAAATTTATAGTTGTTTTGGTGTATTAAGAAACCGCAACAACTACAACAGTGGCGTATGGAGCGATGGTTTCTTTACATCAGTAGATAATCAGTCACAGTTTATTGTCCCTACTACTCCAACTACGCAAACAATTGATTATAATGATCGTTTCATGTTGAGTGATTCTATGATTAGACCTTTAGTTTTTGAAGTGTCAAAACTAGAAGATACGTTCCCATGCGGAGTAACTAAAGTAACGCTTAAACAGGATCATTTCAATAAAGTTACAGATAATGTTGAATTAAAAATATGTGACTATTATGACTCTCCGGTTATTCCTCAAGAGCCAGAAATAGAGAACATTGTTTTATCATGTTCAGGTACTAATAGAGCTTTACGTGTTGGAGGCTCTAAAAGAACTATTTCAGTTGCGAGTGATATTAAAGATAAATCTGTCATTTGGTCTTATGAGTTCAATGGAAACAAATTATCTGTAGAAGAATTATCTAATGACTTTGAAATCTCTGAAGGTAAGAATACGTTAAGTATCAAAGCTTTGTTAAATTATAATAATTTAGGAAAAGTAATAAAGATTATTGCTACTCTTCCAAATAAGCAACCATCTTCTATTGAATTGGAGGTGATGCGATGAATCAAGAGCGTATTGATAGATTATTTTCTTGTAGAAATGAACAGGGATTTGACAGTATTTCTTATGATAAGAGAAAAATCTTAGAGGATTTATACAAAGATTCAGATATTATTGAAATCTTAAATAATAAAGAACTTCAAGCAGTTAATGCGTGTCCGGAAGATTATTATAATGTAAATATTTATTCTTTTTTAAAGATTCCAGATGCACAAAGTAAAGTCAAAAACTTTATTTGTTTTGAAGTAAATGACACTGAAATTGTATACTCAAATAATATTATGGTTTCTAAACAAATTATTTTTAGAACTATAGCTCACCAGGATGATGTCAGTACTATTTGGGGTATTGATCGACAGGATTTACTAGCAGCTTTAGTTAAAGAAAGATTTCAATGGTCAAACATATTAGGTACGCAGTTAATAAAAACATATGATTCTGGCAAAGTGGCTGAAAATGGTTATTACTATAGGAATATGTATTTTGAACAGACTGCTCCGAATGATATTCAAAATAGGCTTAAGAGTAATCGCTTAGATAAGTTAGGTCGTGATTATTATGGATAAACTTCTCATTTATTTAGGTGAGAACCTTAAAATTAATGATCAGATTACTATTTATCAACCTTCTATTCTTGATATAGCTAAATATGGAGAAAATCATTATTTTAATGTAGTTTATAAAATATGTTCTATACCTTCTGATTATAAGTCTGAATTGTGGGATCTTGGTTATAACTATAGTAAGTTGGATGATTTTGATTTATTCATACTTCTTACTCGTGATATAGGTGTTGAAGATACCTGTCTTCTTTTAGGTGATACTATTTCATTGAAAGATATGGCACCTTTAGTCGATCCGGAAACTCATAATATAATGCTTTATGATGAAAATACTGAATTAATAATTACTCGTGATATATACATAGAAATGATATCTTTCATTCGTGAGATGCACAATATTCATCCTAAGCGTGAACGAGCTGCGAACAAAGAAACCTTACAGCTATTAGTAGATGAAGATAGAAGAAAAAAAATTCAAAGAGTAAAAGAAGCTTCTCAAGAACCCTCTCCGGGTTCTTTTTTATTGCCTTTAATTTCATCTATGGTAAATAGTCCTGGTTTTAAATATGACATTAACAGTCTTAAAAGTCTTGGAATCTATGCATTTTTAGATTCTGTTCAAAGGATTCAGGCCATTAATACTGCTGCCTCCATCTCTGCAGGAATGTACAGCGGAATGGTTGATATGTCTAAGAATCCAAATCTACTTAAACAATTAAATTGGTTGCGTGACTTATCTAATGAGTACTCCTCTTCGAGCAATGTACGAGTCACTAAAACCGAATAATAAATCAAGGAGGAAAATATTATGGCAAATTTTGATTCTCTGGTTATTGATAGAGTCTTAGAAATTGTTGGTGAAAATAGCGATGGAGATTTACTCTATCTGTTAAACAATTTATCTAATGTTTCTATTAATACAACTTCTGAAAGTAAAGATAAAACAGATGCTCTTGGTGTACTGATTAAGAGATTCTATACATCCAAATCTGTAGAAGTATCTGCTGATTGTAACTTACTTTCATTCTCTATGCTGTCTCAGACATTTGGCACAGATAAGATTATTGCTTCAAAAGAATCTAAGATTCTTGCACCAAAAATCTTACATATTGATACAACTGGCATTAAGGAATATACAATTCCTGAAAAGCTGAAACCGAAAGCTCCACTTACAAAGCTTTATGCTCTGGAAGCAAACGGCACATTAGGAAAAGCTTATACTGCTTCTACTACTGCTGCTCCTACTGCTGATACTTTTGTATACACTGAAGATAGCGGAAAAATTACTCTTCCTACTGGAGTAACAGGTACTCTTATTGCTAAATATGAATATGAGACAGAAAGTGGTGTTAAGGTTACTAATGAGTCTGATAAGTTCCCGACTACTTCTTCTATTACAATGAAAGTTCTTGTTGCAGACACATGTTCTGTAGATGTAGTTCGTGCAGCTTATATCGTATTCCCAAGTTTCCAGGTAGCACCAGATTGCGATCTGACACTTGAAACAGATAGCACAATTACATTCTCTGGTGTAGCTCAGAGAGATTATTGTCAGACAGGTTCTCCGCTGTATTACATTGTAATGACAGAGGACGACGTAGAGGAGTAATCCTTAAGTTGTTATACCCCGGTTCATCCGGGGTATTTCTAATGAGAAAAAGGAGGAATACTCAATGAAATCAAAACCAAGAATTTGTGTAACTTGTGGCACTACTTATGAGTATTGTCCTAAGTGCACTAAAGATGCAGATAAACCTGTTTGGATGGTAGCTTTTCATACAGAAGAATGTAGAAAAGTATATAACATTATTGCTAAATACAATACTGGTGATGTGACCAAAGAGGATGCAAAAAAAGAATTGGCTGATGCTGTTACTCATAAAACAAAATTTACTAAACCTATTCAGGATAAAGTAAATGAAATTATGAAAGAAGAACAGCCTAAAGCAAAAACTAAAAAAATAGTGACGGAAAATTAAATATTTTATTGAGGGGAAAGCCGCACTATTTTTGCAGTTTCCCCTTATTTTTTTTCGGAGGAATTAAATGGAGATTGTAATACCTAACTTAAAAGGAGTTCCTTATGATCCTGTTCAAGCAGTAAAAATTATTGATCCAAATCAACAGAAACTCTACCTCAAACATGGATTAAAACCTTTAGATGTTTATTATAGTCCAGATGTGATTGTAATGTTGTTTGATAAAAAAGAAAGTTATCCGTATTACAAAGAATATCAAAATTATACTTTGGAGTGATAACGTGAGGAACTATAAAAAAAGATCTAAATATGGTGTCGATCAAACTACTAAAGGTAAACAGAATCGTACTGTTATAGATAGGAAAACAGAAAAAGAAGTATGTTTCGATTCTCTATTAGAGAAAAGATTTTATGAAGACATCGTATGCACTGGATTGGACTCTGGCGAAATTATAGACTATGAACTACAAAAAAAATATAAATTACAACCGTCTTTCAAGCATAATGGAAAGACTATACGTGCAATAGATTATGTTGCTGACTTTTGGGTTAAATACTCAGATGGAAGTGAACGTGTCTACGACACTAAAGGTGGAATGGTTGATCCTTCTGCCAAGATTAAACGAAAACTGATGTATTATATCTATCCTGATTTGGATTATGTATGGATCACTCATACTAAGTCTACTGGTTGGATCGATTGGGATGAAAATGAAGCTTTAAAAAGAGCAAGGAAGAAAGAGGGAAAAAAGGATGGAAATTAATATTTTAGAATTTGTAAAAGAATATAAAGAGAACCCAGTAGGGGCTTTAGAAAAACTTGAAGTTGAAAATTATGTGCCGTTTGCTACTAAACGAGCACTTATAGATACAGTTATTGAAAGTATTATTGAATATGATACTTCTCTTCTTACATACGAACCAATGAATAAGCATTTAAACTTTTCTCTGACATGTGTGGTTATCTATACTAATCTCACCTACGAAGACGAAGAAGGTCTTGATGCTTATGATGCCTTAGTATCTTCTGGTCTTTTAGATAAAATTATTGAAATGATTGGTGTTGATTATGGAGATATGGTCGCTATGTTTGAAGAAACACTTTCTGCTCGTATTTCATTTACTAACTCTATGTCTAATAGATTAAGTGCATTATTTGGAATATTAGAAAATGTTTTTAAAGAAGCTACTCCGGAACAGTTAGATTATTTACGAAAGTTGGCTGATGTAAAAGATGGGGACAATTCCACAGTTAAGAAAGCTGATTGACCAGGGAATAACTATTGGTTTACAGCAGTTTATTAATGACTACAAGCCTAAGATGGAAAGAGATGCACAACAGTCAGAAGAAAAATATTATAATGACTATTCCTCTTGGGCGGATGGTTATAGACTTTATGATTTAAAAAATATTCATACAATTACAGGCTTTGCTTATAGTCGAAGTGCAGAGCTTAGAGCACGATTTGATTCAAGCCATATGTCTGGAGGACATGGCATATGGGAACCATTGGAAGGTGATCCAGAAATAGTTTTTTCTTGGGGATTTGAAACAGGTAATCATGGATTTCGTAAAACAATAACTCCTATCAGAAATTATTGGGAACAATATTTTCGTGCTAGAAAAATGCATGCCAAAGGGCAAGCAACAAAATTCGTTATCAGCGGATTACATTCTGTTGGTTTATAAAGTGAGGTGAGAAAATGGCTGATTATATAATAAACGTTGGTGTAGAAGTTGAAGACAGTGCGCTAAATACATTAGAAACACGAATTAATTCTTTAAAAGAGAAACACATTAAACTAGGTGTGGAATTAGGTAATACTAAACAGTTAACTAAAAATGCACAGATGGCGGTAAAGACAATAAGTAAAGCAACTGCCAAAGCCGCTAAAAATACTCCTGTTATTAAGGGATCTAATCTTGTGGAACAGATGGTCGATCCCGAAAAAGCTTTAAAATCTATGGCTAATACAGCCAATAAGCTGTCAAAGTATCAGGGTAAGCTTGATCTAGGAGAAGTAAAACTTTCTGTAAATCAAGGAATTATGGGAGAACTTGATGGACTTTTAGCCAAACTTAATGAAATAAAATCTACAGCTAAAAACATGGGCTCTATTAAGCTTACTGTTGGAGACAATATAAAAACTAAAGACGGTAAAATAGTTGTTGGAGAAACTACTAGTTCTTCTAATACTGCAAGATCTACAGGCATTACTCTTAGACAAGCTCAAGCTGAAATTAAGAGAAATATGAAGACAATAGGAACCCTACAGGAACAGTATGTAAGTGGGATTATTGATGAAAGTACTTATAAACAGTCAAAGAGAACTATAGGACATAGAAATTCTCAGCTGGCTAGACAGATACAAAATCAAGGTACTGCTTCTGATTGGGTTACTTCTGCATCTGACATTCGAGGAGCACAGGCTAAGAATCAAGAAGCATACAAAGCAATGACTCAGAGTGCTTCAGAATATGACAAAGTAATCACTAATTTGAGTGAGAAACAGAAGACATTCAATAAAATGGCTCAAGTATATAATCCTAACAATGGTAAACCATTAGATAAAACTCTAGGACAAGGTTATGATGAAAGATTAAAATCTTTCAATGATACATATGAGCAATTAAAAAAATCTCGTGATAGTCTTGCGACTCTTACTGGAGATGAAAGAGACACTGAGGAAGTACGTTTTGCTGCTCTTCGCTCTGAAGCCAATCGTCAAGCTAGGTATCTCGGTAATACTAATCAGTTTTTCTCACGTACTCCAAATAGATATAGCCGTTCAGAATATATTGGTACAGATTTAGATCCAGCATCTGATAAAGTCCGTCTTAAGATGGAACAAATGTCAGCAGATCTGGCAAAAGGAAGCAAATACACAACAGAGTTTAATGCAGCACAAGGTAAAATGTATGCTACTATTGATAGAGGGTCTGGTGTATTTGAAAAATATCAATTAGCATATAAAAATGGTCCAGGTAATATTGACCAATCTCTTACTAAAGTTACTCAAAGTGTAAAACCTTTATCTAGTTATATTTCTGAAATGGGGCAAAAGTTCCGTAGTCTTAGCCAGTATCTTGTAAGTAATTTTGGATTCCAAGCATTAACAACGGGTGTCAGATCCGGTGTCGAATCAATAAAAGAATTAGATTCAGCGATGACTGAACTTAAGAAAACATCAGATGGTACAAAACAAGAATATAGAGACTTTACTACTCAGGCTAGAACTGATGCCAAAGACATTGGTAGTACAACCACTCAGATTACTAGTAGTGCTGCTGATTTTTCTCGTCTTGGATATAGCTTAAATGAATCTCAGACTTTAGCTAAAAATACAGGTATTTTAAAAAATGTATCAGAATTCGGATCTATAGATGATGCAACAACCGCTATGATTTCCATGATGAAAGCATACGACGTAAAAGTTGATGATTCTATGGATCTCGTTGATAAAATGAATCTTGTTGGTAACAACTATGCAATTTCTACAGACGGAATTGCCACTGCTTTACAGGATTCAGGTTCAGCATTGGTAGCAGCGGGGAACGACTTTGACAAGTCAGTTGCTCTTGTTACGGCAGCAAATAGTGTAGTGCAGGATCCATCGAAGGTAGGTGCTGGTCTTAGAACAATTGCATTACGACTTAGAGGCACTTCTGCTGAAGAATTATCTTCTATGGGTGAAGATACAGAAGGTCTTGTAGAAACCACTTCTAAACTTAATTCAAATATTAAATCTCTTACTGCCGTTAACGGTAAGGCTGGAGTTTCTATTCTTGATATGAATGGAAACTATAGAGATACTTATGATATTTTAAAAGATATCTCTCAGGTTTGGGATGATATTGGTAAGCAAGATTTGGCAGATGGTCAGAATAGACAGGCTGCTCTGCTTGAAATGATGGCAGGAAAAAATAGAAGTAATATTCTTGCATCCATATTGCAGCATCCTGAATTGCTTACAGATGTTTATAATGATTCCGCAAATAATTATCAAAATTCAGCTCAGAATGAGCTTAATACATACCTTGATTCTATTGAAGCAAAAACAACTAAGATCAAAGAATCTTGGTCACAATTATGGCAATCAGAAGGTACTACTAATACTTTTAAAGGATTGCTTGATGTTGGCAACGGCGCTGTAGGACTTTTAAATGGTTTAGGACTCAATAAAACCTTAGCCGGAGTCGGCGGTATGCTTGTTAGCCATGCTATGGACTGGGGTGGGACAAATTATCAGTTGGTCCTTTAGAAAACGCCCCATGTAACCTGGTGGTGACACGGAACGATCTCATATGAGAAAGGGGTTACTAAGCAAACAACCGAAACTGTCTTTATTCGAAGGAATAGAGAAATGCTTTTAATTTAGCATTCAGGGTGAACCGAAATATATACTACTCCCCTATTACAGCAATGTAATAGGTATAGTAACAACGTATATATATGGGTGATCTGCAGCGAAGCTTCTCTCTGAGAAGAACGTTCATCGACTATAATGGGAACTTGGTTTCCGGATCAAGAAGGAATAGTCAGGACTGTTAGGCAGCTTACGCCGAATAAATTAAAGGGTAAATACATCTTACTCTCGTAAGCAATCTTACCTTATGTGCAAAGGTGATGTAAGCACAAATCTTTACTTTATTATTCTTCTATGCTATATTTCACATAGGAGGGTAAAACTATGATAATAAATAATTCTATCAGAACTTATGCACCAATTGCTCCGCCATATTTTGACGGATGCTTATTTATGAATGCAACTTATGAAATGCCAGAGGAACTGGCCAATTTGTTTACTAAAGGATTAGAATCCTTAAGCAAATATTTATATGAAAAAAATATTGATCCTACTAAATTATTTCCTGTAAGTCTAATATTTACAAAAGATGGCAGTTTTTCTGTCACCGAAAATGAAGCAACCACTTATGGAAGATGTATGTCTTTTTTAGTATACTCCATGGAACGGATAATTACATCTAACAATCAACACATGCAACTATTCGCATTTATTGAAGAATTAGTGCATTACTATTTTCAAGAAACAAATGAAACAAAAGTCAAACTAACTACTTTTTCTGTTGTTCAGAAAATATTCCCAGAAATAACTTTCGAGGAGGTAACATCATGGGGAGTAAATTGGAGCTAATGTTTATTAGCAAAGAGAAAAGTCAGATAATTGATTCTCCTGTTATAAGAGGTATTACTTGTGATACTTATAAAACATACTTACAAAATTCATCAAAAGAGCAAAAGACTATTCAGTCTCCTGCTCTTTCTTAGTATAATACGTACAATCTTCATTTTCAAAGTACGGACATTCCTCTTCTTTACACTCTTTGTAAAGAGGACATTCTAATATTTCCATAATCTTTAAACCTCCATAATATAGTTTTGAAAGTAGGTGTATTTAATGGATAAAAACATTTTTGATAGATTAGTTCCTGAATATATTCAAAATCTAAGCTCAAACGAAATTACAGATTTACTTATAGAAATCAGTGATATTGGCAGAACAAAATTTATCAGTAATTACCCAAAAGAAATTGCTAATCAACTCCCAGGATATGACTTATACGAATAATCTTTTTCGGTTGTATTCAATGCAGTCGAGATTGTTAACTTTCCTATAGTATTATGCAAAGTGTTGGTGCACAGAAAGGAGAACTGCTGTGACAGTTCTCCTTCTATTAAAAATTTTAAAAAGAGAAATACATATGACGAAGTAATTAAATGATAAAGTAGAACATTATTAGCGATTAGTCAACTTTTTTATTCTTGTATTGTCTTTTCATCATTCCGGTGATAAATTTGACTTTCTCATCAGATAATTCTGGATGGTTGCAAATTTGATCAACGGTATGATTTTTCGAGTTATAATATAGACCAGCTAATATTACAACAAGTAAAAGACTACCAAGAGATATTATTATTCCAGTATTCATATTCTTCTTTTCACCCCCTTCCCTTATAAATTTCTTTATTGGGGAAGTGTATTGCCCAGAACGGGCAGATTCTTCGTCCGCATCAACAATACAGAATGTATGCCAACACTTCTGCATGATCAAAAGAAATGATCAAGTATATTATCGTGCAGCGAGTTATAATGCAGCACCTATAACCATAATATACCTAGTAGTATAATAACAATATTCGACAACTTTGTATATACAGAACATTAGTTTATTATAATCAAAACTTAGCTCCGCATTGTCCACACTGATAAGTCTTACCAAGATCACCAGCTCCAAAAAGACCAAACAGACCTATCTTCATTGCTTTTCTTGTTCCAGTGATTTTCTTAAGATTTGTGCTGCCGCAAATTGGACACTTAGGCCCAGTAGAGAATTTCTGAGCATTCTGTTTGGCATACCATCTGTCTGTTATCCTGTTTTGCTCTTCTACTCCTTCAGGGGATTCCCAGTATTTTCTTTTTTTAACGGCAGAGTAATCTACTTCATTGTCTAATTTGTTATAGAAATATTTCTCTCGGAGCATTTCATCAGATTCTAAGGAACTAGGACAATGACCGTCATGAGTTTTCTCATATTCTTTTGATAACTCCATATATGCTGTAGACCAATCAATGCCAGTACCTATATAAGTTCCAATTTCACAGGTATAACATCTATCCCCTATTTTATAAGAAGAAGATGTACTGGTCTTTCCACATTTATTGCAAAATAATAATTCTTCCATATTGTTCCTTCTTTCTATTATATATAGTAATTAAGATTTGCTATATTATATCACACAGTTTGGTTTTCGCCAAGAATGAAGATGGAGGAATTTTACCACAATCACGAAGAGTTCAACGTAATGCTGCTATAGCAAAAGGCTATGCAGAAGCCAATAAAAATTATCAAGCATATTCAGATGATTTAAAAGTTCTTAAAGACCTTAACAAGCAACTTGATAACAATGGTCAGGCCATTACAGACAACGAGCAACGTATGGCTAAAGCGAATGAAGCAACGAAGAATGCTAGTCAAAGAGCCAAAGATTATGGCAAGCAAATAGCTACTAATGCTAAGACTCTCACTGATTTTAAAAGAGAAAATGAGGTGGAGAAACCTGATCAACAGAAACAAGGGAAATGGTCCGATGGTCTAAAAAGTATGGCATCTGCTGGTCTCTCAATGATTGGCAATGCTTTTATTTCTGCTGGTGTTGGAATGCTTGTACAAGGAGCTTTCTCATTGCTTGGTAAAGGCATTGACGCTTTCGTTCATAAAAATGAGAACTTAATTGCTAAAGGCCAAGAAGCAAAAGAATCCATTCAATCCCAAACTAAAGCCTATGAGGATCAGAAAGCTTCTCTTGGAGAACTTACTTCCAAATACACAGAATTGTCCAAAGGTGTAAAAATATCCGGTAATTCTATTAAAAATATTAGTCTTACAGATGATGAATATAAGGATTTCTTAGATACAAGCAATCAAATTGCTGCTGCCGCTCCTAGTCTCACACGTTCATGGGATTCTCAGGGTAATGCTATTCTTAATGCAGGAACTAATGCTGAGGATTTAAACACTCAGGTCAATGATTATCTAAAGCTACAGAGGAATCTTACTTATTATGATACAAAGAAAAATATTAGTGATCAGTATAAAGGGTATGAGACTGCTTTAGGAGAGAATAAGAGCAAACAAGACGAATACAAAAATGCATATGATGCAGCTAAATATAAAGTTGATTCTGTACAAAAATTTTCCGACATGCTTAAAAAGCATACAAAAGGAGAAGATACCATCACCTATACGTTGGATCAAACGGCATATGATGCGCTTGGTAACACATTTGGAAAAGCAATAAAAGGTTATAAACAATCAGCAGATGGTCAAAAGATAACTCTTGAATTTGATGGCAAACAATTAGATTTCCTTAATAATGAAGCTGCTAGTGTATTAAACTCAGACAATAGCGAACTTCAAGAAGCTCATACCAATTTAATTAATACTCAAGAATCTATAGATGCCTCTAAAAGAGAAATGGTTTCTTCTATCAAATCAATGGCAAGTACTATTGATTCTTTCGATAGCTGGGAAGATCAAGATAAGGCATCAGAGTTTCAATCACAGTTGAATAGTATGCTTGGTTCTTCAGACGGCACAAGACTACTAGATAATTTTAAGCAGTCCGGCAAAGACATGGACACATGGCTCCGTAACAATGTAGTCAACCCTATGGCTACTGCTACTCCAGATCAACAGAAGCTTTGGTCTCAACTGTTTGAAATGGAACCTAAAGACCAGGAAACTGTAAGAGAATTTGCTGCAAGAAGAGATGATGTCCTTGAGTCTATAGCAGACATTTCTCAAAGCGATTTCTGGACTAAAGGTACTTTAGCCGAAGCTTTTGGTTTTGCTCATACTGAATATGATGACAATGATAAAGCTTATACTGTTTGGGAGAATCAAGATAGTCTTAATAGGGTTAGAGATGCTCTGAAAGGAGCAAAGGCTAGCAAAACTAAAGGCGATGCCGAAAAAGTAAGAGAAGATCTAAAAAATGCTACACAAGATGAACTTGAAATAGCTGTACAGGTTATCACTGATAATAAAGATTTAAGTTCAATTGATGAATTTTATACGGCATTCGAAAAGGCTAAACAAGCAGCTAAAAATATGAGTGATCAAGCAGCCGTTTCTTTAGATTCAATGGAAACGAAAGTATCAACTGCTAAGTCTACTCTTTCTTCTATGGGAACTATTCTTACAGAGACTACTTCTGCAGGTGGAATTTCTAAAGACAATGTTAAGATCCTTTCTACTGCTTTCAAAGATGTGAAAGATCCTCGTGGCATTGAGCAAAATGTTAATGATTTATTCACCACTACTTCTGATGGTATCAAACTAAACATAGATGCTTTGAAAACCTTTACGGAATATCAGGCTGAAGCCACTGATGGAGATTTCGAAAAGGGTATTAAGTTACAGACCAAAGCTATTAAGGATCAAACAGATGTAACAAATAAAGCAAAAAAAGCATGGAAAGAAGCTAAAGGAACTGAAGACGAAGATGATAAAAAAGCTGCCTATGATTCTGAAAAAGATAAATTAAAAGATGCTAGAAACGAATATTTATCTTATATGCAATCTCAGTCTGAATGGCAAGCAACTAAGAAACAGCAACAGGAACTTCTCTCCTATTATTCTCAGTGGCAACGTGCCCAGAGTACGGAGAATGCCGGAGATAAATATAATAACATTGTCGCCGGACTAAAGAATGCTAAAGATGCATATGATAAAGGTCTTGTAGGTACAGATGATTTTAAATCATTTGCCGCTCTTATTTCTCCTACAGGTTCAGATGATAGAGCAAACTTTGCAGAGAACTATGGTAAAGCTGTGAGATACCTCACAGAAGATAAGACAGGTGTTAATAATTTCTTAGCTGATCTTAAATCTAAGGGTATGGCATCTTATGATGATGCAAGTAAAAGATGGTCATTTGACATAGATGATATGAGTAAAGCCGCTCGATCAATGGGAATCAGCAAAGAATTCATGAGTGCTAACTTCGGTCGTCTTCGTGATTATGGCATTGATAATAACTTTATATCATCTATAGAGGAAGGTATAGACAGAACTCAAGAACTTACTTCTGCCCTTTCAGATGAACAGAAACGACTCGAAGAACTGAAAAATACAGATAGTACTAACACTACTGCTATTTCTGCTTCTGAGGATAAAGTTAATAAATATAAACAGGATTTAAAAGAAACCTATGATAACATGGAGTCTTATTCAGAAGATGCTGCTCAAAATGCTATTGATAATTTCAATTCATCTGCCATGGGAGCGCAAGCCTACGAAGAAGAGATAAAAAGAGTTCAAAAAAATGATCAATTGACAAATGATCAGCGAAATGCAGCTATTAATCAATTAAAAGCTAAACAAGAAGAGCTAGCTGCTTCTGCCGGTACAACTGTTGAAGCTCTTTTAGGAACAGATGTATCTTCATTAATGGATGGTATCATAACAGATTCTGCTTCTGTTACTACAGCTCTTGATGGTATCAATAAAGCATATGAAGAACAGAACACAGATGTTACTTCTTTAGTAGACACTCTTGGAAAATATACTTCTGAACAGTTAGAAGGTATAGATTTCAATGATGGTAAATGGGACACTGAATTAGGTGATGCAGAAAAAGCTGTTGAATCTTTATGTGAAAAACTCGGTTTAACTAAAGACCAAGCTCGTTCTGTTATTGAGGCTTTAAAAGAAGCTGGTAAATTAAAAGATTCTGAGAAAAGTAGTGATTCCTCTAAAGAAACTACTAAGGGGTCTTGGGAGAAACCACAGACTGCTGAACAGATGGGATTCGGTGATGATCCTGACAGAGCTGCTGAATATACACATTCATTGGAAGCTCTTACTGCTGCCCATAAAGAAAACGATGCCGCTACTGAAAAGTCATTTGAAACCCTTTCTAAATATAACCGTACACAATTAGAGGGCATCAAATTAAATGATGGTGCTTATAATGTTGAGGGTATGGAACAGGCTGAGAATGCCATACAACAGTTAGCAGATAAGACTCAATTGTCCAAAGATCAGATTCTTACTGCTCTTGAAGGTCTTGGTGTTTTGAAAGTTAATGCTCCTACTATGGATGCGACAAAAGGTTTAGAAGATTTAGTTTCTGAGGCTAAAGATGCACAGGACGAATTGTCTGACCTTACTGGCAAAACATACACATTTGATTTTGATACTACTGATTTAGATACTGCTCATAAACAGGTAGCTGACTTGCAGGAAGAAGTAAATAAATATAGAGATCGTGATGGCAAATATCATCCAGAGATTACTGGCGGAGAACAGGTGCAATCAATGTACAAAGCCGCTATTGCTCAAGAACAGAATGCTGAATATAGTTCTTCTGCTATTGGACAGTCTAGTTTATCATCAGATGTCGTACAAGCTGCTCAAGATTTCATGCAAGCCAAGAATGAAATGGATCAGCAAACACAACTTTATCAGAATGGTATGGACAACACCCTTGATCAGGCTACTCAAGATGCCAATGCAGCTTTTGAAACCTTACAACAGGCTCAGACTGATTCAGGTATCAAATTAGTAGATACAGACAATATTCAAACTGCCGAAGATCAGTTATTACAATTATCCAATGAAGATATTGGTGATAAAATCAAAATAGATGTTGATACAACTTCTGTTGATGACGCTCTTGCCGATGTACAAGCACTTGCAGCAGACGGAAAAATGGGAAGTATTGACTTAAATTTTGATGTTAATACGATGTCTATTGATGATATAGATTCTAAGATAGAAGAATTGACAAATCAACAGAAAGTATTAACTATTCTAGGAGATGTTGAGGGAGCAGATAAAGTACAAGCTCTTATTGATGCTTTGCAACAAGTACATGACAAACAAGTTGAAGTCGTTGCACAGACCCAAGGTGCTGATTTAGTAGACCAACTTCAGTCACGAATAGCCGAATTGCAAGATAAGAATGTATCTATTGATGCAATTGTTCAAGATGATAAAGTTCAAAGTCTTATAAGTGAAATTGCTGCTCTCCCACCAGAAGTCCAAATAGCTATTGGTGTAAATGAAAATAATGTAGGAAATGCAGAAGCTATCAAAGCTCAGATTGAATCCGATCCTGCAAGTATTACTGTAAATTATGTTAAAGGTGAAGAACCTGAAAAAGCGGATGACATTGAAGGAAAAGCTAATTTTACTCTTGGAGAACATCCTACAAAAGCTCCAGACATTTCAGGTACAGCTAATTATAGTCTTGGTAGTTATCCTAAAACTGCTCCAACTATTTTTGGTACTGCTATTTATACTAAAAAGATTCAAGCTTCTGGCACAATGACATCAGTTGCTCATGCTTCCGGCACAGCTTATAATGTTCTTAATATGAAACCTCTCTCTTCTGCTCATGCAAAAGGAGAAGTAGCACTTAAACATGATGAGCAAGCACTTGTTAATGAGGTAGGCATCAACGGTCATTCTGAATCCATAGTGCGTGATGGTGTATGGTCACTTATTCCTGGTGGTGCTCATATTGAGAATTTGAAAAAAGGTGACATCATCTTTTCAGCTACTCAAACAGAGGATTTATTAAAACATGGTGCTACACATGGTCATGCTAGAGCATATGCACAAGGCACTGCTTCCGGTGTAACCCTTGCTCCTGCCTATGCAGACGGTACATCAGAATTAGATGATACAATTAAAAAAGTAAGTACTCAAGCTAAAGACTGGATAGAAACTGCTCTTGATCGTTTAGAGAGAATCGTTGAAAAGTATCAAGATATCGCTGAAAGCGATTATAGTAATTATAAGTCTTCTGAGAAGAATTATGATAAAGCACTTAAAAATCTAAATAAACAATTACAGACACAAAAAGATTCCAGAGCAAAATACGTAGCTAAAGCAAATGAAGTTGCTTCTGCTGTTGGTTTATCTGACGAACTGAAAAAGAAAGTCCAGAATGGTACAATCAATATTGAAAGTTTATCCGAAGATGATAAGAAACGTGTTGACGCATACCAGGAATGGTATGAAAAAATCTTGGATTGTGACAAAGCGATTCGTGAACTCACTAAGTCACAGAAAGATTTAGCTAAAGCAAAGGTCGAACGTGTTATTGAAGCTTATGACACCGTCATAGGTAAACGTGAGAATAAAGCTGACTATTACAAAGCTAAACAGGAATTGAGAATCTCACAAGGGTATAATCAGAAACCTGGTTCTAAATATGAAAAATATATGAAAAAGGAACTCTATTATACCAATGAACAGAAACGTCTTACTGATAAAGAAATAAAAGAATATAAAGGTAGGATGAAAGAATATCTTAAGGTAAATGGACATAAAACTGTCGATCCAGAATACCAAAAGATGAAGAAACAGCTTTATAGTCTCCAGACAGAGGCTGTTAAGTTAGAAAATGAAGCTGCTGAATTAGTTCAGGCTTTACAAGATAATCGTGAACAGATAAAACAATGGGCTGTTGACCGCTGGGATCGTGCAGGTTCCAAGCAGGATGCAGTAATTGATTACGCAAAAGCAAATGATAATCCTGAGTATCAGATTAACGAAAAGATTTATCAGGAGCGCATTAAATCTAATGCGAGACAGATTAATGCACTTCAAAAGCTTCGTGCAGAAAAAGCCGAATACTATGATATTCATTTTTCTTCTATGAACAATGAAGAAGCTCAGAAGTATCTTGATTCTATAGCACAGATTGACGAACAAATTTTAAAAATCGGCAGTGATATAGAAAATCTGAAAAATGAAATCATGGAGCTTCGTTGGAAACCATTTGATGATGCACAAGATAAACTATCAAATGTTATCACTGAATATCAGACTATGCAAAAACTTCTCGGTGACGCTGAAAGTTTTTACAATGATGATGGTTCATTTACTACAAATGGATTAACTAACATTTTATTAACTCAAGAATCTATAGATGCGACAAAACAGAAGATTGCTAACTATAGGGAAGGTCTTAATAAGCTTGAAGAACAATATAAAAATGGTTGTTACAGCTTAGACGAATACAATGAGAAAAGCAAACAACTTCTTGATGGTATTCAACAAGAATCTACTGCTCTTTCTGAACTGAAACAGAATATGCTTGATATGTATGAGACTCAAATTAAGAAAGAGAATGATTTACTTCAGGAAAATATTGATAAGCGTAAAGACGCTCTTTCTGCTAAAGAGAAATATTACGATTATGACAAAACTTTAAAAAAGAAATCTAAAGATATTAATACTCTTAAATCCCAGATAGCTGCCCTTGAAGGAACCAGTAATGCTGCCGCCAAAGCTCGTCTTGAGAAATTACGTGCAGAACTTGCAGATGCCGAAGATGATATGGCAGATACCATGCATCAACACGAAGTCGATATGAAAAATACCGGCTATGAGAATTTCTCTAATGAAGCGAATAAAGCTCTTGATAATACACTTGATGCAGTAAAGAAAAATTCTTCGTTTCAGGAAGCTATTATTAGTGGAATGCTTACCAATGTAACCACTAATTATGATAACACATATAAACATTTACATACTGTGATGGATCAGTATGGTGTTAAGGTGTCTAGCACATTTGATACTATGATAGGTAAGTCTGCTGATTTCAATACAAGTTTAATTCAACAGATAAAAGCATTAGAAACCATTTCTAATATGAAAGTTACTCTTCCATACGGAACAAGCAATGGACAAGGTGGTTCTACAACTGGTAATAATACATATACCGGTGCTGAGAATGGTATTCACAATACATTTAATAGCAATAAAGACTCCACTGGTGCTGGAAATGAAACTCCAGGTACAGTTAATGGAAAAAGTTATAGTTTTTCATTAAACAAATCAGAAATATTCTTGACACCAAATGAATCTTATAAATTGAAAGTTACATGGTCTCCTACCGCACCTTTACATTCAGATATTAAATGGTCTAGTGATAAAACTGATGTTGCAAAAGTTTCATCGTCTGGTAAGGTTACGGCTACAAAAGGGGTACAAACTTCTAAAGGTGGCGGAGTGACAGGAATCCTAGTCGGTGGACTGGAAAAAACATTTAAGGCTACTATTACAGCTAAAAGTGATTTTGGGAGCAAAACTTGTGTTGTACATGTAATGCCAGATGCGCATTACGACGCAATTGAAGAATATGCAAATAAAAATGGATTGGCTATGACCAATGATAAAATGCAGGCAGCTCTCGAATATGCTTATCGAAATGGTGGAAACCATGCTGATAAGGCAAACATAGCAGTTGAGGGATTCAAAAAAGCTTATTTGAATGATAAACCAACATATTTAAAGAGTTGGTTTAATACTCTTCAAAACCGTCCAGACGGTGCGACAGACGTTCCTACCGGAGTGAGTCCTTTAATAGGATATTTTAATGCTAAAGGTAAGAAAGTCGGACCAAAAGAAATGCAGCAGCTTGCAGATATTCTTGAAATTAGTACTCCAGGTGTTAAAAAATATGATTCATGGGGCTCTGCTTTAAAAAATCAGATACTTCAAAAGTATAAATCATATGGTTTTGCTACTGGTGGAATAATAAATAAACTAATACCTGCTGATATGAGTACTCTTTTAGGTAAAGCTATTATTAGTAATGGAGACCAGGGATTCATTGGTGCAAAAGTTGGCGAATCAGTAATGACCGAAGAATTTACTCGTCTGCTCAAACCTTCTATTGCTGCAATGAATAACTTTACCAATATGTTTAACCCGGTTACTCCTACTGCAACAAATAATGATTATACTATCAACAACGAAGTGAACATTAATGTAGCAAATATGAGTAATGATTTAGACATCCAAGATGTCGCAAACAAAGTTTCTACAATTATTAACAAAAATATGACTAGAGACTGGAGAAAGCTTAGATGATAAAAGGACTGCTTCGGCAGTTCTTTTATTGTATGAAATTATAAAATGAAAGAGGTGAATAAATGTTACAATTTGAATTTGATGGACATAATTCTAGTGAATACGGGATTATAATGACTGGAATCACAGACAATGATAATCTTGAAAGCAGATCTTTACAGTTAGGAGAAAAGAATAGATATAGAGCAAGAGAAAATCATTTCGGAACAGTGTACGACGATAATTATAGCTTTACACTTAGCATCATGAAAAATCCTTGTCACAATATAAATGTGACACCTGAATTATCTAGTGGAATCATTACATACCCAGAAAAATGTACTCCTATATTGAAAAATGGTATTATTACTTTCCCATTGGAGTACATACCAGATGTTAAATTAGGTGTTATACAGATGAATGATACTGATTACCTTTCTTCAAGCAATATCCGTATTATTAATGGCTGGTTAACTTCTCCACAAACACCAAAATTATTTAAGATACTTGGTGGTGACTACTTCTACGAAGATATAGAGTTCTTTGCTACATTCACAGAAATTACTACTGATCATGTTGTGTTCCCATATGAAATGAATTTTACAGTCACTTGCGACAGTCCATATGGTTACACTCCTGAGATTACGCATAATATCACCTCTTCTTCTACTCTTCCAAAAACTTATATAATTAACAACACTTCTGACTGTCATGAAGATTACATCTATCCTCTTATTAAAATTTCCCCTAAAAGCCATGGCACTATTACAATCCAAAATGTAACAGACAATAACGGAACAATGAAAATAAATGCTTTAAAAGATGATGACTTTTATATTGATTGCCAGCATTTAAAAATATATGACATTACTAATTCAATTATAAGTTTTGAAGATTTGGGTGTAAAAGATATAGATAATATATACTGGCTTAGATTGGCTTACGGTGAAAATGAATTAAGATTCACTGGTGATGCTACATTTGAGCTTATTTATAGAGAACCAAGAAAGGTGGGTGCGTTTGGGTGAAAATAAATCATAAGTATGATATTTATGGACGTACTGAGCCTTCTATTATTTATTTAGCTAAACCTGGCAAAAGATTATATTGTGCGCTAGGAGGCATTGATACATCTACCGCTTCATTGTCGTTAAAAACTAATAATACAGCTGAATTAACATTTACTGTTGATAAATACATAAACAATACTGTTACTGACGGGTATGAAGAACTTGATGAGCTAATGGAGCTATACTGTGATGGCATTTGGTTCAAAATAGTAGATCCGCCAACTATTAATAATGATGGTTTGCGTGAAACTAAAGAGATTACTGCTGAGTCTTATGAAATCATGCTTACTCAATATAAACTGAAAAACTTTAAAATTAATATGGGCGAAGAAGATTCCTATGAAATGATGTATCAGGCAACTCATGATACAAATAAGTTTTATCAGATTAAGTTTTATGATTCAGAAAATGAAGATCTAAGTTTTTTACATTTAGTATTAAAACATGCAGATGTTCCTGGTTGGCATATAGGTTATGTGGATAATATTACTCCTGATGACGATGGAAAATTACTCCCTAATAATATATGTAACTTTGAAGTAGACGATCAAAATGTATATGCTTTCTTAACACAAGAGGCCGCACAAGCCTATAAATGTGTGTTTGAGTTTGATACTGTAAATATGACCATAAATGTTTATAGACCTGACAGCTTAGGTAAAGATACAAATGTAGTTTTGGGTTTTAGAAACATTCAGAATAGTATAACTATTTCCAGAGATGAAAATTTAGTTACACAATTTTATGTTGAAGGCTTAGATGATTATAATATTGATGCAGTCAATTTTGGTGATTCTGTAATTACTGATCTTTCCTATTTTATATGTGAGCCTTACATGGATACTTCACTACAAGAAAAATATAATGCATGGCAAAGCTACCGGGAGTCCCGCAGAGAAGAGTTTATTAATTTATCCAAAGAATATAATAAAAATTTGGAAGTTCTTACTGAATTAATGAATAGAGTCCCAATTGATACTGCTCAAACAAATTGGTTCGGGAAAAAAGTTGAAGATTTAAAAGATGCATATAATGCTAACATGGCAATCATTAAGGGTTTAGAAGCTCTATATGTTGATGATGAAAAGAATTTTGATTTAGAAGCTTTAAAAAAGTCACATGATTGGCCTTTATATGAATCAATTATGAACTACACTCTTCCATCTATTGTAGCTGCATTACAAGCTCAAGACGAAACCGTAGAAGGATTCGGTAAAGGAAATATTATTTCATGTGTAAATCCGATTGTGTTGGGCCAAGATTGGTATATGGTAAACCCTGGAACTTCTTCTTTTCAAACTATACAAATTGATGATGCTCCTGCTTATGGAATCACTCGTGGAGTTAAAGTAACTGGTACTAATGGAGGAATTTATCAACACAATATTAGTATTGAACCATCTCAGAGATATACTCTTAGTTGTTTTGTAAAAGGATCCGGTACATTTTATCTTGGTTATAATAACAC